TCTGGTGGATGACAAGTCATTTTAGAAATATTTTAGAAATTTATATATAAAAATGGGCATGGCGCCCATTTTTATTTAAAATAGAGAACATCCCTGAGATTTAAACTGTCTTATGTATTCGTTCCATTTTTTCACATCAATATGAAGTTCTTTTATCAAACATTTTTTGCACATAAACCGAGTTATATTTCGCCCATGCATTTTTAGATTCATGGCTATTGTATCTTTGTTTCTTATATTTTTGCCACAACATGTACATTTCTTGTTAAAGTATTTTTCGGCAATTTCATAGCTGTCAATGCCTTTGTATTGCATAAATTCTTCGATTACTTCTTTTGTTGGTTGTTCTCTTACCACTCCACCATTCCAACAGTATTGATATTCTTTTAGTGTACAATTCAGGGTACACCATTTCCCATGTTCAATGAAATCTTTTGTAAGAATCCGATGCCAACGATCATACATCTTTGGATAGAAATATTTATCCAGATACCACGTTGATTTGCCACTATACGGACACGCTATTGCGCAGCCTACTCTTTTATATCCTTTTTTATATTTAGGATTTACTTCAAGATTATTTAAAATGATATAGCACCATATTTCCAATTCAGTCCACTTTCTAATAGGAAGTAACCCAATCCATTTTCTATCTCCCCATTTAGGATTGTGTTCAATATCTTTCCTACTGGATCTTGCATTACTTTCATCATTTCTTATACCCATAATCCATATAGCCTTTTCTACATCGTCAAAATGATTTATATGATTACCTTCTTTGAATAGTGAACAACATGCCCTACTAAATCTGGTAGGAATAAAGTTTTCACGCTCTACATATTGATAGAATCCTTCCGGCGGTGTTGTGATAATCCAGTCATTTTTATGCTTATTGACAATTCTATATGTATCTGCACAATCTAAGGTGGTATTATTGAAAACTGTTTTGACCGTGTAATTGCTTAATCTACACAAATGCTCAGTCACAATACTATCTTTTCCAGTTGATTGCAGCACATATGGAATATACCCATTATACTTCTCTATTGTCTCATTTATAAGTTTGATGCTTTCCTGTTCCTTCTTTTGAAAAACTGGTTTTATTGGAGGAAAATATGCAACCTATATATGAAGATTTAATAAAAATGTGGAAAGAAAACGGTTTCGATTATGAAATATATCCTGGTACTTTTTGGTTAGATAATTCAATCGTAAAAGCATATGATAAAAAGGGCAACTTGAAGTATTTATATAAGGTAATGATTGCTGATGATTTATCTGTTATCTTTAAGAAACACTCAAATTGCCCCGATTATACTGATTTTAATTTTGAAACATGGGAAGAAACTGCCAAAAGGATAAAACCAGTTTTTAATTTACCCGTTTTGGACACGTAATACTTCTCTATCTGTATCATGTACAATTCTTCCACTTGCGCATTTCACGCATTTAATGCGCCACTTTCCATATTGTCGATACATGTTTTTACCCCGTGTCTTTTCATAATGCCCGAATCCCGGCTTTACATATTCTCCGCAGCAATAGCAATATCCAGGATATTTATTTCTTGACATAATCATGTTCCTCCGTTTCTTTTGGCTTAAAGAGTTCACATACATCATGTGGTAGTGTCTCATTGACTATGCCAAAATCTGTTAGAAATACATTACATCCACATGAATCTTGAAATTTTGAATGCATTTTTTCTACTCTCCAACCAGACACACATCCTATACCACCTACTGTCCCGACATATCTTGCAAATAGATTGAGCTTGCAAAAGAATCTACAGTTTTCACATTTTTGCTCCATCTATTTCACCTCAATCCAATCATTCTGGCAGATATTATCCATTGTGAATCCTACATTTTCTGTACCTCTGATATCCAGCTCTTGACCGTCCTTACAATGAATCATGATAGTCTGATATTCTTCAGACCAATACCAATAGCCTGTCCAGTCTGGGCGTTTGATTTTCGCACCACGTTTCATCAGTACATACGCTTCATTGAATCCCATTTTATCACTTCTTTCACTATTCAAAATATCTTCGATTGTCCAACGGATTTTTGTACACTCTGATGCCTCCGCATTATGAATATGCATACCTAAAGCATTGTTCTTTTCAAAACACTTTGATGCGAATTCTGTTCTCTGTTCTTCTTCCTTTGTAATCCATTTTAAGAGTTTTTCTAATTTCCCATTCTCTGCACTTCTACTATCTACGGTATCTACCATGCGGATATTCGTTAAAATCTGCATGATATTCCACGGTTTTCCATCAAATTCTTTATCAACACCAATAAATCTTGCTGTAAGATCTTTTATCGAAACTACTTCGTCTGATGACATCATTCCTTCTTCATAAAACATATCTGTGTCTGTATTTTCGTATAATCCTGTTGACATCAGATGCTCTTTCATCTCTTCTTTCGTCATTCAATTTTCCTCCATTACCATTCCACAATTGCACCTTTATCGTAATTGAACACTTCCCGAATATTTTTAGGTACATCATTAAATCTTGCCAATGCGCCTTTATGTACAAAGAACAAATCATTGAGCATTACATAGCCGGACTGCACCAATCTCAGAATCATCGGAAAATAATCGTTGTCAACACATTTCAACTTAAACTTCTCGTCATCATATCGTTTGATATATCCAATACCTTCTCCCAGATAATCCAGCTTAAATTCTTCCACTTTGAATGGAATATGCTGCCCAAAGTATGAATTTTTCACGCATTCTTCAATTTCATTTATATCATATTTTTTATTATTGTCTGTTTTAATAACAACTTCATCATTTGAAAAGCATATGATATCTTCCGGCGAAACAATTTCAGCCAAATAAAGAATGATAAAATGCATCAAATACTTTTCATATGTAATGTGCCGTTTTGGGTTGCAATTTCCAAGAATCACTTGTCTCACATACTTACTTCCGATAATATGCTCATCATCGGTAAACTTCCGCATAAAGTCTTCCCAGGTATCGGCATTATCAAAAATATCCGGCGCAAATGCTTTCAGTGAGTGGAAATTTGCTTTCTTCATATCAATACTGATAAATCTTTTGCCATCGTTTGTCGGCTTATAGATATCAGACGAAGGAATGTGAATTTCTGAGATAGCTTTTGAAATTTCTTTCATATCCATGTTGTTGAATTTTTCATATCCTTCTGTACCTTTGATAAAATTGATAGCTGCATCTTTTGTCTTATTGTAATGCTCATAATAATCCTGTTCACAATTATACGGTTCAATTGATTTCACGAATTTCTGCAATTCTTCTATCGTGTTATAATACATAGAGAATAATTTGATACGATCCGTGAAAAATGGCTCTACAAAAATTGAGATTGGAATATTACAATTTTTGCAAAATCGGCGTTTCAGTTCAGGTGTAAGTTCCATAGTTCCTCCTAATTTAATTCTTCGATGATCTGGTTGAAATGTCTTATAGCTTCTTCGGAAATTTCGTCTTTATAAAAATCACGCCACTGCTGCAGTTTTTCTTTTGTTGTGAATCCACTGCCCCATATATTTTCTGCCAGTTTGTCAATTCGCTCTTTCGTGATACCAGACACAATCTGAGCGATTTCATATGGCACGATAACAGGTTTTCCACCCATTTCTTTTACATGGTCAAAATCAGACTGGCAACTTACTGGAATTGCATCGCTGTATTCTTCATCAAATTCATCAACAAACATTTGCCCGATTTTCTGAACATTGCTGTCCCATGTTTTATACTGAAGATTATTTATATCAGAGAATCTTCCTTCTTTCGCAATCTTAATAACTTCTTTGATATTGAGTGTGCCGGAATTAAGAGCTTCGCAAATCATGTCAGCCGTAACTCTACTCATATCCCAACTGTTGCAGCTCTTGCGATCACGTTCAAGGGTAATATATTTCGGCTTAAAATTATAGCCAAAGTGCTTATCGCTTTTGCTCTCAATTGCAAGTCCATTTACAAATACTTTTCCTTGCATATCTTTATCTGTAAATATCCACCCATATGTTGTTTCAATCTTTTCGTGTTGTTCGCTCCCCGGCATATCTAACCAAACATTGAAAAGTTCTTTGTATTCCTCAGACTCAACATTCTCAATTTCAATGATAAGTCCTTTATTTTCTGTAATATTGTCGAAGATTTTGAATGTCAGTACCGGCTCTCCAAATACCTTTGATTTCTCAAAACTAGATATCCAGATTTCGTTTTTACTGTTGTTGTATACGGTGAATGTTTTGCCGATTCTGTTTAACACAAGAGCTGCGATTTTGTAACCCTCACCAAACTGACCGACTGTATCTGAATTATCTGTCTTTGTGCTACAACCAAGTAATAATGTATTGATTTCAAGAGATGACTTCGGACTACATAACTGTAATGTCTTTTCTTCCTCATCATATGAAATATCAAACGCATTTTCTGAATCAAGAGTTTCCTGGTCAATTCCATTCTGGATAAGTTCTCTTACGGCATCACAGAAATCCCAGTCAGAAACATAATTAGGTGTTATTGTCAATTCTATTGCTTTATTATTTTTCATGTTTTTGCTTTTTCCTTTCTTTGTATGCTTTATTTAACTGTTTTTCCAACCCTTTCTTTTCAAGTGGATTTCTACAATGCTTAATGCTCTTTTTAAGCAACTTAATTTTCCTATCGTTATTCATTTCATCATAAGCATTATTGCAATTTGCATACACTTCAGCTAAACTCATTGCAGCAGCCATTGATGTTTGCGATTCTAAGAACCTTTCATATTCACCAAGTATTATTCCTTGCCCATCATAAATGTCTTGTGCAATTGGTTTCTTCAGATCCATACCTAATGATTCCAAAAATTCACGAACTTCCATTTTAACCTCCTAATCTAATTTCCACCACATATCGAATACTCTTCTGTAATTACCACCCTTATGAATTTCACCTTTATAACGCCTTAATTTTCGATTTGTGAGTTTCTTGCAGTATGAAGACATTTTGCTTCTATAGCACCGGCAATAATATGGTGTGGCAACTGTACGACCTCTGCTATCTTCATCGAATTCACACACAGCTCCATATCCATTGTTATACATTTTCTTCAATTTTCTTTTACATCTTCTAGTGTTGTGTCTTCTCTTTCTCCGTTTGCTTTTGTCGTACATTTTGCCAGTCCTCCTATTTCACTTTTCTAATTTACACGCCGGTAAAAATCGCCGGTCTTATCAATACTCATACATCCCATAGTTGAAATATCTCTCTGCATTTCTGTATTACACTCTGGGCATAAATGACCTTCTGATGTGTATTGAGTGATCGGCATTGTAATATTTTCTTTTCGCCCACAATTAGGGCAGATAAATCCATATGTCATTTATTTTCTCCTATTATTTCGACCAGAAGGAAAATTCTTAATTACAATATATCCAATGGCATATCCATGTGTGCCAGCACATATCGTAGGTGAACACCCCCCCCGGCGAATATACCGTACCAGCTTGACTATTTTTCGTTGATACGTTCCCCATCTTTTTTACTTTTCTTTCTTCTGACAACATATAAGCTACTGTAGCCTCCCATATTACCTAATGGCTGTGCCGTTAAGCATACTGCAATTGCATCAGCATCATAAATTCTATTTCCTTGGCGATATTGTTTGCCGAAGTTAATTTCACCAAAACCACCTACTAACCTCGGCTTCATATCACTCATGGTTTCTCCTGACGATTACTTTCGGTTGTCTTTGCCCCCCCATCATCGTTGAAAGAGTAGGTGCTAATCCTTCTGCAGAATAAACTCTCTTTATTATGTCAAGCCCCTTAATATTTAATCGTCCTAATACTTTTATTTTTGGTTGATTATCAATTGATTTCTGCATACAATCTATCCAACCCTTTCTCAAAAGCTCCAATACCTGAAAAGAAGCTGCTAACTTTTAAGTCATCAAATAAATACGGCATAGCATTGTATAGATTTTTATAAATATGATACAGAACTCCTACACAAATTGAATTCCCAGCTTGTTTATAAAGTTGCGTATCACTCATTCCTGCTGCTTTTGCCTTGTCAAAATCACTGTCGGAAAAATCCATCAATCTCCAACATTCTCTTGGTGTCAGTCTTCTAATTGCATAATCATCTGTACTTACATTGTTTTTATCCTCAATAATCACTCTTTTATCTCCTCCTGCATTGATTGTACGAATTGTTCCACAAAGCCCCCCCTTGAAAGATCTCAACCCTTCATCACATCGTCTTTCACAAATATATCGTTCCATTATTATTCCTTTCCTGGTTGTTTAATTGAAATCACACCATTCATTCCTTGATTGCCGAAACCCTTATAGTCTCTTGCAAGTAATGTATTGGCACAGTCCGTAAATTTATCTACACATTTTCCGCATTTACTTATGATTGCTCCTTGTCTGGTATCTGAATAAGATCCCACTGGTGTCTGTCTAGTGAGCCTCTGCCCCCCCATCTTACAGTGTTTGAATAGTCTTTACGGAGTTTACCAGAGTTAATCATTTCTTGTAATGCTTCTTTCTCTTTGGCTGAATCTACATAGTATTTTGTATCTATATTTTCTTCATCTTCCAAAATATCGTACATGACTGTATTGCTTTCAAAACCTTCTGGAAATTCAAATTTCCCGTTATCAATATCTTTGTTTACGATAATCAGATAAAGTCTTTCCCTATTTTGAGGGATTCCAAAATCTTTTGCATTCAGAACTTTATAATAAGTGTTATATCCGTATTCATGCAGTTCTTCGATAAACATATCGAATGTTTCCTTGAATGATTTTCCAACAATATTTTTTACATTTTCGTATACTCCCCACAACGGCTTGTTTGCTCTTACAACTCTTAACCATTCCACAAGTAATGATGAACGTGTCTTGTCAAGATTTTCACTACTACATTTCGGGCATTTATTTCTTCTTGAAAAATGTACTGTAAGTGGATTATATTCATGCCCACAATCTGCACATTGCCACATGCTGCCTTTCTGTTTCCCGGCAACACTGAAATCCTGGCAAGGTGATCCACCACAAATCATAGTAAACGGTTGCATTTTGTTTTCATCAATTTTTGTAATATCCCCGATATTTTTATCTGCATCAACTTCATGCACAGCACAATATGATTGGGCAGCGAATTTATCAATTTCACAAAAGTTTACCAATTCCCAATTTGGAATTGTTTTTTTATCCATATTTTCCAATTTATACATCCTTTCAAATAGGCTATAGCAAGTAATTTCAGAAGATATGACCAATATGTAATTCTTTTTATCATCAAATCATAAATTCTGAAATTACCTATATTAGCTGTTTACGAGTTCCATAAGTAAATGAAAAAACAATTTTGTTTGTATCATTTATTACCGCTTGTTATCCCCATGTGTCTGCCATTGCTTTTGCTACACCTGAGAATGTTTTACTTCTTGCTTTAGCAGTTCTTGGATCGTGAAATGGAATTGCTTTTCCATTCTCATCAAATACTTGTCCAATTCCTGCACCAAATTTAGCTCCACCTTTATATGTAATTATTTTCGGTTCAACTATGTTCGTTGGTGTCAATTTTTGCAATCCTTTAAGCCAAAGACAAGTTGATTTTTTCGTGTGATGTCCAAATTCATACGGCTGAATTATTTGTGTAGGTTTTATTGGTAAACCATATTTTTGTGCTAAATCTGGAAACCACTTTTTTATGTAATCTCCACTGATTATCCCAATTGGATTTTCAATGGAAATTTTGTCACAATCAGCAGTTAAAAACTGGCAGAAGAATTCAATACCATCTCGCTGTCTTCCATCTGCTCTTTTCTTCTCAAAATGCTTTGCACCACTTACAGCTAAATGCGTGCAAGGTGGGAATGCGAGAATCATATCCCATTTACCATCAATATTATGTTCTTTCCCGTCCATTGTTTTAAAGCTACAGTTTCCGTTTAATAACGGAAGTACGTTATCTTTTATATGCCACTCCGGGTGATTTCCAGAGCATTCCATAATGTCACAACTAAAAGCATTATGACCTTTTTCTCTAAATGCTTTGCATACTTCTTGTGATTCTTCACAAGCTACAAGAATATCTAATATAAAATCTTTTTCATTTGATTCTCTGAAATACCGTCATATAGGCATTTCCAGAAAGTCAAATGAGAGATTTTATACTAACTATGCAACAAAACAATATACGAAAGGCTTATAAATCAATGGTTTTTAATGAAGTAAATAAAAAAGATTTTTTATTTCTTCTCTTCGTATTTGCTACATCTTGAAATTTGACAACACATTGCTGAACTCATTCCAAGACTAATGCTCCTACATCTTGATTCATCGCCATCTAAAAGATAGTGATTTCTACATTTATCACAGAATCCATTCATATATGGATGATTTATGAATTGCTTTTCTGCTTCGTTATCTATCTAACTCTACTCCTTCAATAGCTGCTCTAGCTTCAAGGATAGTCAGATAATCACGCATGGCTCTAAGCTGAATGTCATAGATGCTCATAGGACACGTTGGTTTGAATTCCAGTGTACCGTTATTGTGCTTATCTACCATTGCTTTCAGTTTTCCATAGCGAATAGCTGTCTGATAGTATTCCGCTTTGAATCTTTCTTTGTAATCAGCACTATTCATCATTTCTACAGTATCTCTTAATTCCATTTCTCTTAAATCCATTATTTGTTCTCCTTCACAATTCCATATAATCTTTCATCAAGATACTTTTTCAGCAATTCATCACTGTTAAATCCAGTACCCTTATAGAACTCTTCCGCAATACCACCGCCGATAGCTCCTAATGTATCTGAGTCACACTTGAAGCTCAGTACATTTCTGATGAAACTTTCATAATCTTCACTGTCAAGAAAACATCTGATTGCTGCCGGAACACTGCCTTGACAGGTTTCGTCCCATTTATATACTTCTCTCAGCTCTTTCATTGACATTGAGACTGGATATTTATAGTAACTTCTAGCCGGATATTCACGGCTTGCATACTCTTCGATTTCCTTTTTAGATGCACCATTTTTCGCCATCCAACCACATGTAGCCGTTACAACTGCACCCTTAATCCCTTCTTGATGATTGTGAGTACACTCTGCTGACATAGTGGCATATTTGATGACATCCTCACGACTTTTTGCAAAATCAACAACCGGCGATACTCTCATTGCAGATCCGTTTCCACAACTCTTATATGGTTTCTTGCTTTTAAAAATCAACCACTCAAAGAATCTGTCACCATATCCACAATCAATGTAATCATTGCCAAATTCGTTATATGCGTCCTTAAATGATACGCCATTTTTAAGAGCATACTTTGTGGCTACCGACAAAACAGTATCATCCGTGTAGCAACTGTCATCCTGGAATAACTCAATATGTTCATAATCCAAATCCTTTGGTCTGTTGAACTCCCATTTTGATCCTGCAATATCTCCTAAAATCGCACCAATAATAGCCATTGCTCTTCTCCTTTAATATCTTCTTGTCGGTTTATTTTCATTCCTCACTGTTACGTTGAAAATACCCTTCAATAACAGAATGACCAACCAAATTCCTGTTGCAATCGCCCATGAAAATGTCAGACCAAAGCACATTGTAATGAGCTTGATAATCCCACAAGTGCAAATCCAACTAACTGCATATATCACTACAAACAACAGAGCGATTAAGATTGCTGTCATGCAGCCATCGCCAATTTTAATCTTCTTTCTCAACTTCGCCATTTCCTGCCTCCATACCAATTTCAACAAGTGCCATTTCAATAGATGCTCTCACATCGTCAAGTGAATGTTCTGATTTATCAAGATTCTTTTCCAGATCAAGGCTCTTATCAAGCCAAGCTGTAAGAAACTCAGATAATCCAGTTGCCGAATATCCGCTTACTTCCATTGTATCGTCCGGCACGATAACAACCCTTTTCTTCAGACAGTGAATCAATCCGTCAAAGCCAATAACTGATTTTTCGCCTTTGGAAATCTCCGCTTCCTGACCAAGACTATTTTTATATTCAATATCAGTTTCCGCTTCAAGGATTTCTCCTTTTCTTACTTTCAATACTTCCACTACTTGTTCTCCTTATCTTCGCATGGAATACATGCACCATAGATATAATCCTTATTCTTGATATCACAATGCACTTTTACTCTTGCTTTGTTTGTGTCATCTACAGTTCCATGCTTACATTTTTCACACTCACTGGTGTTAATCATTTTCATAGCATTCTTCTCCATTCTTGTATTCCGAAACTTTACACTGCATAGATTCTACTTTTGCAAGGTCTGAATGTGTGTAGTTTCTTGCAGCTCCATGTCCATGATTATTCGTCTTTGGACTACATGAAGGACATGAACAATGGATTTTGCCCTTAATATACTGCCCGTCATGTTCATACCACCAGTTCCGGCAAACCGCCATCGCAATATGTTTCTTTCTACGACCTTTTGAAAAGTTTTTCTTTCTTCGCCAAGCTCTATTTCTTGTATTCATTTACAGATACCTCTCTTTTCATTATTGGCTGTTTCCTTTATTATTGTTTGTTTATAACATAAAAGAAAAATAGACTCTATTCACTTTTCTTTTACATTATATCATTATTCTTGTAAATGTCAACATTTATTTTTGCTTGTTTATTCTATAGGAACACTAATATATTCCATTACATTTCTCATTCCCAAACCACCAGATTCAATCGGTTTCATACAATACTCCCATAATTTCGGGTGTGTCTGTTTTAACATTTGGAATCTGTTTGGTTCTTTTTCGAGGTGGCAGCCAAAGCCACAAAAAATACAGCCAGTTCTGTTACATCCAGTCGTGCGATATTTTCCATCTTCCAATACTATATCACCATAGACTGATGCATATGGAATTTTCTTTTCATACAGATATTGTAAAACGTCTTGTTCAGTCCAAAATCCCATAGGTTGACTCTGTGGACGCTCTTTCTCAAAAGCATTGCAACCAGTTTTCATATAATCTGTTTTTCTCTTTTGACTTTCTGCTGCCATGAGTCCCAAGATTGGTTTCTTACCAGTTTGCTTCTCGTATTGTAGAGATGGGCGTTTTTTCATAACTGCACAACACTGATCTGATATCTTAAAGTCAGCATCAAGCAGATACTCCCATTTCTTATAATTATAATGCGTAGATAACTTGCCGGTATTATTATCAATGTATGTACCATGAAGTTGCTGCCACCTTGTATTTCCAGGTTTCGCACCATGAACCTTATTTGCCACTTCTTTACTGACGATTGGATATCCATATTCTTGAATAACACTCTTGAAATTCTTTTTTGGTTTTAACCATGTGACATTATCAATCGTTTTCACAAAATCTCTCAATTCTGGATATTCAAGTCCAGTGTCTACATATACCGCATCTATATCTGGGTATAATCCTCTTACAATATCCAATAATACTGTACTGTCTTTTCCACCAGAAAAACTTACATATACTTCTCCACCATAATAATTATACCACTCTCTGATTCTATTCTGAGTCTTCGCAATCTTCAAATCCAAAGGAAGTGCTTGAAGTAATTTCAAACTACTTTCTGTGTGAATATGTTTTTTATCTTATACCGCAAATCAGCTAAATATCGGCGGTTCTAAGATAAATTCATGCAAATGCGTTTAAATAGTGGAGGAATAGATCATATTATGGCAGAGAATACTATTGAAAATGGGAAATTATACCCAAATAACGGTAATATATCAACTAAAAGTGGGGATATTTCTCAACACAATAAAAAACATATTTTATTTATATTTTTCAAAGTAATCATGCATCGCATTGTCTGTATTTTTACCAGCCACAACACAAGAATACAAACCTACAACTACCACTACACCAATTAAAACCAATCCTATTTTAATCATTTGCTTTACCTTCTTTCTTTTCAGCTTCTAGTTCTGCAATATGTTTGAGAATTTCATCACGCTTTTTACAGCCGAGTCCGCTATAATATGATCTGCAGTTATTTGTGTGTTCGCATTCTCTACAATTTTTTACTACCATAATCATTTCTCCTTATCTCAGTTCAACTAAATATTTGATTGTACACTGTTCTTCTTTATATACGATAATTTCATCATTTCTCAACATGCTTCCGGCATGGGCATGTAAGCAATTCGCACCTGGGCATGTCTTCTGCAGCCGTTCATAGTTGAAATCATAATATTTACTATCAAAGGAATGTACATCATATGGTTTTCCATATGCCACATCCATAAGTGCCATAAATGCGGAACTCGAATTTCCTCTCGCCCAGTATGATCCGCTTATGGATGTATACCCAAGTGATTTTCTTGCTTTTGGTGCATAGTAAATACCATATCCAAACATCTTTCCAGTGATAACCGCATTTGTCGGACGTAACACAAGACCTGTATTGATGATTGACCACCAGTTCTCATTTCTGCTTCCATGCCATAACAGCTTATTCTTTGAAATATGTTCTTTGTTGACAAACTCATCAAATCGTTTTTGCGTCTTAATATTCTTGACACGCCATGCTCTATAGAACTTATCCCGGCAATCTCCAAGCAGACTCTTAATCATTCGTACATCTTCTTCTGTTGTTTCCTCAAATTCAAGCCCCATTGCTTCAAGAATAGTTTCTTGTTTCTCTTCCACATCATCGGTGTCCGGCTCATCCTGTACTGTATGTGTAACAACCTGACCTCTCATTACATCAAGTAGATCCTGTTCATCTTTGAGAATGCGTGCGAAATCTTCTTTGCTTCTGGAAAGATAATCGTTGACATTTCCCATTTTTCGTGGGATTACACTAAACAGCTCTAGCAGAGTATTATTGAAGTCTTCTACATCTTCTCGCTGCATGAGCTTATCAATTACCTTCTGCGCCTCGTCCACCATAGCCTGTGTTACTTGCTGAGATGAAACCTTATAGTTCGCCTGAATTTTCTGATGAGCCATATCTTGAAGTCTTTGGACGATTTCTGCAATCACTTTATTTTCAATTTCCTTATAACCGTCTTTTCCTTTTGGTTTTTCTTTCTGAATTAGATCCTGTACAAGATGTGTCTGATCCACATATCCTTTTTTGATTTTCTCATTGTACTTCTTATTCCACTGTGACATTGAATAGGAAGCGTGCTGGCAACTTGCACCAACACGACCATATTCAGCCTCGAAAGTATCACCATGCGGAATCATGCGATAATATTTATTATTATTGTTTGTTGTTACCATAACAAGGTAAACTGGTGATTTCTCTTCCATAGTTACCTCCTACTGTACACAAACAAGAATTTGGATATCCGCATCTCCGAAAACAAATCCAATCATTGCTTTCACATCATCCCAGTCAAGCCCACCTCTACCGCAACAAAGTCGTGGAATAGCAAGTTTTGTAGTCTTGTTTTCTTCCATCTGATCTCTCAGATTAACCAGGGCTTCCATAAAAAGATCTCTATCCGGGCTGTCATAGCTGCTATCTTTTACAACCAGAGAATAAACATTATCAACAAGATACGTTTCTCCGCACTCAATCTCATCATATTTATCAGTCAGCTTTTCTTTCAGGTCATATGTCTTCTCAAATACTGCCTGAAGACCGACCTTGAAATTAAGATCTCTGGAAATTCCCTGTGCTAAGTAATATCCCTGTGGTACTGCCATAATGTTGATTTCTAATTCTACAATCTTCATATCGTTTTCTCCTTTATTGTTGTTTGTTTATCATATTTAAAAATTCTTCTTCCGTAATAATCGGCACACCATTCTTTTTAGCATCACGATTTTTACTCGAAGAACTTTCAATATCATTATTGATTAAGTATGTTGTTTTCTTTGAAACTCCACCGGCTACCTTTCCTCCAAGTGATTCGATTTTTTCTTGTAGTTCTTTTCTGTTTGAGAAGATATTAAGGCTACCAGTAATTACAAAGATATTTCCAGCAAAGATATCGGAACTTTTCTCTTCTTTTACAAAATGCATATATGATACCAGTTCGGAATACATATCATTCCTTAAAAATACATTATCGAAAAATTCATAGATGCATTTATTTACCTCTGTTCCAAATGACTCCAACTCCGTAAAATCAAATCTTGATTTCAGCGCACTTTCAAATGAATCCCAGTCACCGTCAAATCTTCTACTGATAATCTTTGCTTTGCTTAATGCAATATTCTGTATTCCAAGTCCGGCAATGAAATTTTCCAATTTCACATTCTTACTCTTTTCAATAGCAAAAAGTAATTTTGCAAATGATTTCTCTCCCATACCTTCAAAGTCCACGATTTCATCATGATGGTTTTCCAGTTTATAGATATCCAAGATATTCTTGATAATCCCGGCATTAACAAATTTTTCTACCGTTTTTTCAGAAAGACCGTCAATGTTCATACATTCTTTTGATGCGAAATAAGCAATTTTTCTGATATTTTGTGCTGCACAATCAATATTTCTACAATATAATGATACGCTTCCACCATCCGAACACTGAGTTGTAGCACCACCACATATAGGGCATACTTTTGGTACTTCAAAATCTTCTGTTCCACCAACGGCTTTTATTATTTGCGGTATGATTTCATTCTTTTTGACAATAGTTACTTTTGCACCGTTTTTAATCCCAAGTTCTTTAATGATACTGAGATTGTGCAACGATGCTCTACTAACATCTGTGCCATCAAGAATAACCGTATCGAAAACTGCAACAGGCGTAATTTTTCCTGTTCTTCCGACTTGCCAATCAATGCTATGGATTACACTTTCTTCCTCTTCTTCTTTAAATTTGAATGCGATACCGTTTCTATAATGGTGTCCTGTTCTGCCTTGTTTCTTCCCATATTCAATATCGTCATACATAACAACCAGACCATCAATAGGTATATTCTCTTTCTGTGCTTCCATTACCATACTATCCATCATAGAATCAAATGCTTCAAATTCGACATCTTTTGGATTAAACATTCTGTATTTGCACACATCGAAACCAAACTCTTTAATCCGTGATAATCTGCCATCCAAAGAGTTGATTTCTTCCAATCCTTCAAGAACATTAAACGCATAGAAATATACTTTTCGCTTTGCACAAACACCTGAATCAAGCTGCTGTACTGATCCACTTGCTAAATTTCGTGGTGTCTTATATCTATCATCCACATTAGGAATCTGAGCATTTATGGCTTCAAAGTCATCTCTATGAATAATTCCTTCGCCGGTAACTTTTAAGTACCCTTCATATTCTATTTGAAGTGGCACATTTACAAACGTTTTTGCATTATCGGTAATAATGCTTCCTTCTTCGCCGTTTCCTCTTGTTGCTGCTCTCACCAATTTACCATCTTCATATTCTAGGCAAATTGTTAATCCATCTAGCTTATACATAAGAAGTGCTTCCCGATTTTTAGTGAAATCCATTGCAACTTTTCTATCTTTTGTCTTATCCAAGCTCAATAATGGAGAACTATGCTTAATTTTAGGAAGTTCCGAACTTACCCTAAAACCAACGGTTCTTACTGGACTGCCAGAGAAAAAGAACCCTGTTTTATCTTCTAAATATTTGAGCCGGTCAAAATTTTGATCGAACACATCATTAGAAACAGACGGTTTTGAAAGTGCATAATACTCATAACACCACTGATTCAACTTAATGGTCAATTCTCGTATCTCTTTTAAATCATCTTGTCTTGACATTTTTCCTCCTATAAGTGGGCACTTTGCACACCCACTTTATTCTTGTTTGTTTTTTACACTATCTGATTTGACCTCTCAAATAATACTGCATAACTCCATAAATGTAGATTGGCGTGTATGCACGTTCCTTCATGAAAACAATCTGAAGATCATATTTGTGGTTAAAACTGTGAAGACTTCCAAGGTAACTTTTCTTATTATACTGGGTGTCATAATTTCCATTTACCACATCTTCATATCCGGCATTCTCAATAAGCAAATACTTTTTCTTCGCTTTTGCTGTTGCCATTTCTTTCTCAAATCTGGCTCTTTCGGCTGAAAGATTTGCAGATAATTCTTCAAGATTTGCCTTTCTCTCAATGAATATTTCGTCATTGAAATAGGTATCTCTCATGATTGATAACTTCTCATTTTTCGGAACGTAAAAACTGTAATCGCCATTCTGTAATGCTTTTTTCTTATACGGAATACCGTGAGCATCAAAGTAATCAGTAATATGGTTGTTTACTTTTTCTTTCGTATCAACCAGAATGACAATTGATGATAGAAGCTCTTTTTCTTCGGCTTCAGTATACTTATACTTTCCTAACATCATTTTTACTTACCTACCATTTCATATTTTGTAGCCCACCAGTCAAATTCACCTTCAACTGGCACAAACTTTCCTTCTGCCGACATTTTCATCCTTGCTTTTTTCTTTTGGTTGGTGATATGTATAATGTCACCTTTTTGCATCGGATTTCTGTTAAAGTCCTTTTTGGCAACTTTGACTGTCAACGTGTTTCCATTTGCCAACGCATATACCTTAATTTTCGGAGTATACTTAGTTTCAGTTTCCAGAACGACTACATATCCTTTATACTGATTATCCACGATGTCAATATACCCTAAATTTTCAAGCTGATATCCTACACGATCAACGAATGTTGTCCTATCATATGGCATCACACTTATGTAATCATGTAAAACACCCATCATATTCACTTTTGTAAATGTTTTTTCGCTTTCTTTTTCAGAATTACGTCTGATAATTTCATACGGAATACCGAGTGAATCAGCCTTATCCTTTTTCATCTGCTTTTTACCATAGAACAAATCAAAGTAATCATACTGTTTCAGCAGATACTTTACTTCTCCAAATTCTTCAAAGAAGTTTAGCTGTATTAGGATCTTCATCTGTTTCGAATTGACCGGCAACGATTTTTCTTTTACCACAGCCAACAAATGAATGAAGTCCTGAAATTCCATATCTTTTATAGACTGGAAAGCATCGGCTACTTTTGAGTTAAGATATTTAATAGAAGCAATTCCCTTATAAATCACATTCTCTTCCTTATTAAATGTATACTCACTTGTGGAATGCCTGAATTTAACACCCTCAACCTTAATACCTTTTTTCTTAGTATAATTGGTAATATTCAGTGTCTTTTCTTCTTTTCCCTCAAATGTATTTAATGCTGCTGTCAGGAATTCCAATGGGTAATAATACCGCAAATATCCGCATATATATCCAACGCATGAATAAGCGTCTGAATGATTCCATGAAAAAGCGTATCGTGTTGCATCAAGAATACCCTGTTTAATTGGTGGGAAAATTTCTTCAAGTTGCTCTTTCGGCGCACCGTATGTTTCATTGGAATAGCTTATAAATCTGTCATGTATTTCATCAATGAATTTTTCAGTTCCATATTTCTTTGCAATTCCTCGCCGGACTGTATCTGACTCTGCATCTGAATAGCCACAAAAGTTTACCAGGAATTTCATGATATCTTCCTGCATAGTGATTCGCCCGGAAGTTGTTGACAAGAATTCATCCAGTTCTTTGAATCCAGTAACCAGTACATGTCCTTCCGCAACATCATCACGGAAACTTGCACATCCAGGTCTAAGCAGACCATTTCCAAATGAAAACCATTTGATATAGGAAAAGTCTTTATTATTACTTTTCGCAATTGCAATAGTTTCATCTGACATAAAACGTTTGAGATATGCCTGTGCTGAAGTTGACTCCCACTGGAATATCAAAGTTGTGTCTTCCCTAATGTCTCTCCATACATCTTCGTCATCAAGGTCAACGTTATCTGGTGTCATTCGTTCAATTCCGGCAAGTTTACATGTTTCATTGATTACACCAATATTATCAAGCCCCAGAATATCCAGCTTGACATACATAAGTGCATCCAGTTCCTTCATATTTAATACGGACACTGGATAGTCAGATGTTGACAAACTACACATTCCGACTTCTTCATCAATGTTCAAATCACTTACCAAAACACCAGATGGGTGTGATCCGATAGAAACGATTGTTCCGCTTACGATATCTACATATTTGAATAAGTCTGGATATCGTTCACGGAATACATCGTCAATAATCCATTTGCCATCTTCCAGATATACCGCCTCTGATATTGCAGACGTTTCTACGATAGACATTCTCAATGCTCGTCCTACGTCCTTAATTGCCCCTTTTAATGCAATCGTGTTGAACGTGATAATCTCACTTGCTCGAATGTTCGGAAGATCCATATGATCTCTCAGAATAAATTGCTTAATGATATCCCTATCTTTTGAAGAATAATCTGTATCAATATCGGCATTTGTAACACGACTTGGGTTCATAAAACGGAAGAAGTTTAATCCAAATTTCTTACTATCCATTTGAGTGATTCCAAGTATGTAGGCAACTTCACTTCCAGATACAGATCCACGACCATATCCACAAAAGATATCATGTTTTGTTTCCCATTCTCTCAAATAGGTCTGCAGCAACATAAAGTCAATGGATTTCGTTTTTTCGTACACATCAACCTCATCTCTTATGATTGGATTGATTTCTTCTGGTTTATATCGTTTGCGGACATATGGATGCACTTTATATGCCTGGTTAATCTTCTGCTTATAAGTTTGAAGCGGATGATCGTATATTTTCGGATATTTTGTGTTTCTATCCAATTCAAATGTTTCAACACAATCTGCCATTCTGTTTGTATTCATAATGGCTTCCATCCACACTTCTTCCGGCAATGAATCCTGTATCTTATATGCTTCACACAATGCTTCAAAGGACTTAAATGTTAAATCCCATGCGTCTTCTTCCGCAAAATGAACACCCTTACTAAGCTGCAGAATCTTTCTGCCCTCCATATGTGTGTCATTTAATGCATGTGTATCTGTTCCGGCAATCAACGGAATACCGTACTCTCTGCTTAATGCATACAATTCTTTATTATAGTTTATTTGGTCTTCAACATTATGGTGCTGAATTTCCAAGTAGCACCTATGCTTATTTTTTATGCAGAATTCCAAAAACCTCTCTTTTACTTTGTCTGTACCTTTCGATAAGATACCACCAAGACAAGCAGATGTAACTATCACATTGTCGGAAGTATTCAACAAATCATCAAGGTAAATTCTCGGCATATAGTAAAAATGACTATCTGTTCTGCAAAATGATTGTGAAGTTAATCTATTGATTTCTCTGACACCAGCATGATTTTTTGCGATTAAAACACAGTGATAGTTGTCCCTCGTCTTTACAACTTTTTCTTCTCTAATACTTTCTGGATCTATCGGATATGTCTTATCGTCATCTATACTTTTTGCCAGATACACACCATCTTCTCTCTTGTAGTAGCTTTCAAAAGATATTCTCACATCTTTTTTCGCTGTACTTGAAGTAAATAAATCAATGGCACTGTATACTGTCCGTTTGTGGTCAGAATTGTTATCTTCGGTTATGTAGGCTTCCACCGCATGAATATATTTCATTCCAGCATTTTCAATAGCTTCCTTTTTATGAAACCACTCAAAAATATTGCCGTGTTCGCTAAAAGCCATAGCTTTCATTCCCAGATTTTTTGCTGCCTCTATGTATTCACCAAACTTTGTAACGCTATCTACATTGGTTACTCCATTCGATAAATCACTATGGAGATGATATACTACATAATTGTCCATACCTACCTCCTAGTAATTCTTATATTCGCAATATGAATTTCTGAATTTACATAGATTGTGGCAGTAATAGAAATCTACAGTCGGTGGAAATTCACTTGTATTTCTAACTTCTTCCAGGGTATCTATCGCCCATTTCTTAGCTTCTTCATAATCTTCTTTGTTGAAATCAAGAAAATCCCACTTTCTATCTCCAAAGTAATTCCAACCTATACGGTCTGGGAATACACCGTACTCATTGAATACCTGTATTGAATAGAGATATAGCTGCCTTTTGTACTGCTGAAATTTATCCTTTTCGGATTTCAGTAACTTTCCTTTCTTCCCATAGGGATATTTTGATGATTTATGGTCAATGAGAACAATTTTTCCTGTATCTTTCTCCCTTAAAAGTAAGTCGATATAACCAGTGAATTTATACCCATTGATTTCAAAATCGCATTTCTTTTCGATACCAAGAATTTCGTATTTACCGAAATCTATATCAATGTTATCGAAATATTCAATTGCTTTCTGTTTGTAATTCTCTCTGATGTCTGCTGTTTTGTGATACACGAACTCTTTTACTTCTTCATCATAATGTGCAACGAAGTAATCAGATAGTTCAAATAAACCAAGCTCACCTTTTGCATACATTTCAAGAATCTTATGACAGAATTTCCCAAACTCCGCATAGAAGTTGTTTGTTCCTTCTGCCTCTTCTATATACTGCAAATACCATTCATATTTGCAGATGCAAAATGAATTCAGTCTACTAAAAGACCAAATCATGTTATCTATCAAAAAGTTATATTCTGACATTATTTACCTCATAACTTTATTTTAGTTTGATATAGACGATCCCAAATATCCTTCCCTTTATCTACGGGCGAATTTTTATCACTCACTTTCCCTAATAATCCTCTTTTGTCAATCACAACATATACATTCACAAATCTCATAAGTAACTGAATTGTCTCTTTCTCCATTATTTTTTCAAGTGAAACGTCATTGTCAAAAGCAATTACCACATCACAATGAAGTCTTATAATCGTCTTTACTTGAAAAATCGTAAGTTCACTGGTTTCTGATGAAACTGAATTGGGTTGACCATAACTATCAAGTTTCATAACAGATTTCAGTGATTCAAAAATAATGATTTCTTTGTACTGCTGTATGATATCTTTCTTAAAACAAAATCCTTGAAGGTAATCTAAATCGCCAACTGGATAATAGTTCATATATTTTGGAATCGGTGGATCAAAGTCTTTATAACCATCGTAAAGAGTTCTCCCTTTTACATTTATCAAATTTCCGTCATTATCATATACAGGATATACAATACGATTGGCTCTTTTGTCGTACCGAACACCATATTTTTCCATGATGCTTTGTGGTATTCCTTCTTCAATCCATTTCGTTATTCGCCGGTGTTCAAAATCATTTAGGATTTTTTCATCCAGGATTGGATGTGTTACCGGCAATGGTTGTCTCTTTTTCTTTCTGGCTGCTTTTTTGAGATATTTAACTGTAGTTGATATTTCTGTCTTTTCATCACTTAGCCCGGCAATTCCACACAAATACGAAACTGCACGCTCATATGACATATTCAGATGCTCTTGACAAAAAGTAATTACATCCCCACCTTTTTTGCAACCAAAGCAATAATACATATTTTTGTTTGGTGTAACACTGAACGAACCAGTTCTCTCGTCATGGAGTGGACACTTACCGAAATACTCTCTTCCTTTCTTCGTAAGCTCAACATACTCTCCGATGAAATCAACGATGTCAATATTCTCTTTTATTTCTTCGATCAGGTCATCGCTGTATTCTTTCATGTGTTTCGCTCCTAATACGGAACTTGCTGTTCCTCATGTTGTTTTGCTTCTTCAATTCTCATTTGTGCCCCTGAGAATTTGAAGTCTATATATTCGTCCTCAAACATTCCTTCGCCAAGTCTGTTAAGGGCAATATGGAATGCATAATTTCCGCATTCTTTTCCGTCATTAGCCATTTCATCGGCAGTTTTCTTTCTCCACTTCGCACTCACGCTGGCATATCTTTCCAACTTATCAGAATCGGCAACCCTATCTTCACGGTTGAGCTGCGCACCAGCCAAAACAGCAACATCAAGTTCTCCAGCGATTCTGTTCTTTAAGAAGTCACATTTCGCACCCAAATCGTTGTACTGATTGCTACTGTCTGTTTCTGCACTCTTGAAATAGTCATAGATTACAAACTGTAATCCCATTTTATACTTCATCATCCGGCACTTATTGAACAGTTCCTCATTTGTGGCGTTTGGAATAAACTCATGCACAAATGGCTGCTTTTTGAGCCATTCATTCGTATCATCAATAATCTTCTGTTCTTCCGGCAAAAGATTTCCACTCTTTATTTTCTTCTGATCTATTCCAGTCAGATTCGCTAACATACGAAGGTAAAAGAGTCTGTCATTCATCTCAGTATCAAAGTAAATTGTTGGGATTCCTCTCTGAATCTTATCCATTGCCTCATTGAGCATGAATGCACTTTTACCCATTTTCATACGACCAGAAACCATAACAAGCTCTCCACTTTCGTATGAAAAATACCTTGCAAGATGTGGAAATTTAGACGGTACTCCAATCGTCCCGTCATTATTCCTACGCTCGCAGACTTCTTTCCAAAGTTCCGGCACTTTTTCTCCGAACATTAAGAAATCATTGTCAAACATATATCTTCCAGTCAATTCTTCCAAATTGTCGTACACAATTTTGTTGAGCTGGTTCAGATCAAGTTCTTGCGTAAGAATTTGTCTCTGTAATTTACTGAGTAATTTATATAAGTCTCTTTTGAATGCAAGAGTTACAACACTGATAACTAAGAGCTGATATTCTGCAATCGTATGACGGGCTGCATCGCTACAGAGTTCAATGAATTCGTCCATATCTGGCATATTGACACTTTCAAGTGTTTTCTTAACTGCATTGTTTGACTGCAACATATTTGAAATGTTGAATGCATCAATATTATCTACACCAGCTTTAATCAATTCATCAATCGCCCAGTATAAGCAACCATTATCTTTGTGATAGAAATACCCTGCCTTGAGAACATCGGAATGCAAAATGAAATTTGGGTGATATACCAACGTGGCAATAATCCCGGCTTCTGCTTGTGTGTCAGACAGTTTTTCTAATTCGCTATTCATTCATGCCTCCCAGAATGTTTCCGAATCCAAAATTACCACTACCAGTAGAAAAATTAGTAGTCGGTTTAACCGTTGTATCAACCGGCTTTGATTCGATTTCAACATCCATTTGCTTTTTCATCTCTTTCTGCATTTCCAGTTCATTCTTCTTCTCATATGCCTTTTTGACTCTTACGTTATCAATCAGATAATATAATCCAGGCGCATGTGTTATCGGAATTTTATGATCCAATGCATAATCAATACAGAACTGCAGATATCTTGCTGCTTCCAAATTTGACTGTGCCTTTGTGAGTTTCTTATTTTCCAGTTTCTTGCCAAAAACAATATTATTGATTATTTTGTTTAAGGCACTGACAACTACAGAACTACTAATTTTTTCTAAATAAGTCTCTCTGATATCTTTGATTGTTTCAGATACTTCATAACAATCTTTATGCCAGTATCGTGTGCCAATTTTCACAGCTTCATTTTCTGGCACTTTTCCATCAGCATGTGCGCAGTGGGAAAATCCGCATTTATAATGTTTCATTTTCAAGTTCCTTTCTATAATAAAAGAGGGAAAGCTATTGCCCTCCCTCTGTTGTTATTCTGACTTCATATCTTTTTCTAAGAGATATGTGGCTTCCAGATCAGATTCATGGAGAGCTAAAATCACTGGATATTTTTCAATAGCTGAACCAAGAGTGTTCCAGTTTTCTTTAGGCTCTGTGAACCCCATATGCCATCGAATAGCATATCTTTCAATCGGTTGTAATTTAATAAACTCTTCAAGCATCATGACGCTCTTTTCGCCGTGACCATAAGGAACAAGATCATTTACTTTGTAGAACTCTACCGCTTGCCAGTCAAATCTACCTTTTTCGTCCTTCTTAGAACCTGTTTCGCTGTAAATTTTCTTGTTTTTATAATCAGTTTCATACATGTATGTCTTGCAGATATCATGGAAAAGAGTGATTATTTTGCTGGAATCATCTGAAATATTGCCTAAAACTGTTTTATATGGTTCTGTCTTGCGTTTTTGCTCGAACATGTCATACACATTCAAGCTATGTATCAATAACCCTTCCGGGATTGAACAATGGAATCTTGTACTCGCCGGTGCTGTGTAAAAGTCCGATTTTTCCAAGAATTCCACTAATTCATTTATCCCTTCTCTGTTTATTGAGCGTACAAGACTAACAAACCTGTCTTTATTTTCGCTCATTTATATCCTCCGGCTTAGTTAAATGGAAGTTCGTCATCCACATCGTCTGGAATGTTCATGAAACCGTCATCTGTTTTCTTCCCTTTATTATTGTTTGATTTAGGTGCAGCAGAAGAATTTCCATCATCTGTGCTTCCTTTTTTCTCACAGAATTCCTGAGTTGCCACGATTACATCTGTTGTATAGACTTTTTTACCGTCTTTATCATCGTAGCTTCCTGTCTGGATTCTACCAGTAACACCGATCATCATTCCTTTTGTAAGATACTTTTCTGCAAACTCTCCGGCTTTACCGAATGCAACACAAGAAATAAAATCTGCTTCCTGCTTACCTTCTCCGTTTTTAAATGGGCGTGATACGGCAAGCGTATATCTTGCTACACATGTTGCGTTACCGCCCTGGGAATAACGAACCTCTGGATCTCTTGCTAAACGACCTACTAAATTTACATTATTCATTCTGTAATATCTCCTTTTTTATTTAAGTGCTTTTAACTCTTCTAACAGTGCTTTAGAATCCTCAATATTTGTGATTCTCTTCGGGTTTCCATTAGCTACATACTTCTTACACAGTTCTGTCACCGCATCGTTATGAGTCTTGGATTTCTCTTTTGCAAGATTGAAACATTCAAGGTTTACTTTATCAAGTTCTGATTTTTCAGCCTGTTTCTTTTTCTCCTGTTTCTTCTCTTCTTCTGGAAGATCTTCATCAACAAAAATATAGCTGCCGAGTCCCATTCTTGCGATACATTTTGTGAGACTTCTCTGAATAGTCTTATTAACCATCATGGCATCAATATTTTCATACGGTACTGCTTTATTTCTAAAGTCCATAACCGGCAGATATTCCGTTGCTGTATGCTCTTTCTGAACTTCATTACCTTCTGAATCTTTTTCAATCCATACCAGCGTCACAGAAGTTTTTACATGTCCTCCAATCGGATCACGCCATACTAGCATACCATCCTCAGTTTCATGAACTGTGGCATATGATAATGGGTATCTCTTTTTTAATTCCTGCCAAGCCCACATCCAGCTCAAATAGTTAAGACCATTTTTCTGTTTAATGTGTTCGTTTACATTGACAGCACTCAGCTCTTCAAACCACTTAGCCATCTTTTCCTCCTACAAATTCAAAATGTAAATTATTTGTATGGTTTCTTTTTCCATGACATACGGCAGATACCTTTGTTGGATTACAACCGTTATCCTTTGCTGCATCATTTAACGTATCATATACTTTCTGAGTTTCTATGCACATTACTTTCTTTGCATGTGGATTGTCTTTTCCTGAATACCATACTTTATTTTGCTTCATTTTAGCAATTGCTTCTTCGGTCTTTGATGCTTTAACCATTTTAGCAATCGCCTCATCTGAAAGCTTTCTTCCATACATAGGATTATTTTCGCCAGAAACATTTGCATGATTTTTACTCATTTTTGCTTTAGTTTCTTTAGTGACAACTCGACCTTTATTTGACTCAGAAATTTTTCTTTTCCATTCTTCTGTTTTGGGTACTCCCTTTCTCGCTTCACTCATTTTCTTCTTACTTTCTTCCGAATGATGCTTTCCATACCAGGGATTATCTTCACCACTATACCCTTCGCCACCTGGCGTAATATTATATCCATATTGGCTATCCCTGGTATTGTATTTTTCAATCATCTCGATCTCTTTGTTTTTCGCATCTTCTTCCGACAGCTCAGAAAACAATATTTGATGTTCAAAATTGCCCCAACCATATTTTTGAATGGCATAATTGAAATGTGGAGAACTTTTATATCCTTTCCCATTTCTAAATCTTTGGTTCAGTTGTTGGCATGTAATACCTATGTATCTTTTGCCATTTACTTTGTTCTTATGGCAATAAACAATGAATTTCTTATTATTGTGTTTCATCATTTATTATTGCTTGTTTATAGTACCACGATTTCCAAATTTGTCAACTACTTTGCATTAACTTTTGCAGAAGAATTTGAACTTAATTTTTCCATGTTCTTAACAAGCTGCAGATTATCACTCAGAATGAATGCAATCGCCTGATCCTCTGTGAAACCGGCTTTAACATATGCATCAAACTGGTTTTTCTTTCTAGTTGCAGCAATCTCGCAAATCTCTGTATTATTTGCATAATCTCTTGCTACGTCTACAATTTCTTTGCACACTTCGTAAACTGCTGGTTTATATTTTTCAATATAACCATGAGCAAGTCCTACAAAGCTCTCTGGTGACTCCTTTAATAATCTTAACAATAATTCTTCCATTATTGATGTTCCTTTCCTTCTCTTATGATTTTCAGCCCACACGCCCGTTGGTGTGAACCGTTGTATTCGCCATCGGTTTCAATCAGAAGATTCACTATATTTCTACTAAGACCATATTTTTCCTTACAATACGAAAATAATTCCATTTTTCTTGTGAATTTTATATGTGTACTTCCGATGAATAGATGGTACTGCAATTTTGGATATTTTCTCTTGAAAGACGTATCTCCTTCATTACAACAATATGCTTCACCACATTTTTTCAATTTATAAATCAGTTGAAACTCAGCTTCTTGTGCCTGGATTGGATTTTCACAATACTGTACTATTTCAACTATGATATTGCATGTTCCTCCGAATGATATTACTTCATTCTTCCAGGATTGATTTCTATGCTTTCCAAACTCATATGCTCTTAATGGGTTTCCTTTTGCAGAGCCGACATAGAATATTTTGTGTGTTAAAGGATTTCTGTGGATATACACATAATATTTTTCTGTCGGCAATACAAGATTCCTATGATAGAGCATATATATTTTCATCGTTGACGATAATGAATTTTTTGCCACTCTTAATCAATTTGCTATCATAATTTACAACACCACACTGAAAATCTTTAAATATATCTTTTGCATAAGCAAAACCTCTTATTTTTCCATCAATCGGGAAAAATATTGTGCTATTACTCATACACATGTTTCCAAGCGAACACTCATACTTAATTTCATTACATTCATATTGAATATCATTTCCTTTAAATACAAGAGTTAAGAAACTTCCAGTTTCATTTTCCAAGACTACTAACCACTTATCAGTGGCAACATCATAGTGAATACCATAATTTGTAATCCTTCCGTCATATTTATAAATGTGGTTTATGCCGTTGATATCAAAAATTATTTTGCTCTGATAATAGTTGACAACGAAATACTTTCCATTGCTTACTTCAAAATAACAACTATCGCTGCATTTACAAAGATTTCTAAAACTATTCCCATTCTTCGTAATAGTCACTTCTGTCAAGGTGTTCTGCTTTGAAATGTAATACATCTTATCCCCATTAACAACTACTCTTGATTTAAACTTTTTATCAAGCTCATAATCTTTTTCGCTGTGAATGATAATCGTATTATTATCGTCCTCAATCAAATATCCATCTGAATGAAAATGATATTTTATCAAGTTTTTGTGCTTATATTTCTTGCCACTCTTGATATCTACAACATTATCATCGGTATCAATGTACATATTCTCATCGACAACCGCTTTAATGCTTGATTTGACCAACAGTTCTACAAGCTGTAATCCAGACTGTACGCCCTGATTTATTGGCTTTCTATTGATCCTTGCAGAGTTATCACATACTGGGCAGACATTGTATTTATCATAGTAATAATCCCTATCTGTATCACAGTATTTCAGATGACAACTTAGCTCATGAATTTCACCGTGAAGTTCACGGCTTTTATTCTCGAAAACTGCTTTAAGCGCACTGATAAGTTCTGGCGATAGACCAGCCCATGATCCGATTGTTTTCGGAATCTTTACCGCCGGATTGTCTATCACGGATATACCTTTCTTCATACGTTCCATAATATTCATATCTGGCTGCATTGTCCCACCAAACGGATGAATTCGTGTCAGAGATTTCCAACTCAATACACTGAATGCATATGTATCTGTTTTCTGGTCAAAGTTATTTGAAACCAGTAACGGATCTTTGAATAAATCCATAGCAACATCACATTTCTCAGAATCAATTGACCAACTATCGCAGTCAATGATAGAGATATTATAGTGCTTATCAAACAAAATGTTCTGATCGTTCAAATCGCCAATGTATATGCCCTGCTTATGCAAATCAGCCAAAACATCAAACAATCTGTCAAGCATGGCAAGAATCTCTTTCTTTGTAATTCCATTCGCTTTCACGAATTTTTTATTTGACAATTTCTTGAATTCTTCTCCGTCTACTTTATCCATGATATAACCTATAAATTTGTTCCGGCTATCATAGACAATATCAATCGGAGAAATGACTTCTGCCGGTAAATTCTTCGCCATTAAGAGCTTAATCTTTTTCTCTTTGGTTGGCATATTCACATGGGGTTTATAAGCCTTTATCAGCTTATCCCCATATTCATATATAATTCCTTCTCCACCTTCGGCTAATACCGGCAGTCTTGTTATGTTACTTTTTAAAATCATTTCTCTATCGGCTTTCTTTTATTTTACTTATCGCTTGATACGACTTTTACAGTTGCGCCAGCCTGAACAGTAGCGGTTGCCATGTCTTTCATCTGAGCATAAGCTGCATCGAGTTTGTTGGAAAGTTCCGCATTACTCTGTGTCAGTGCTTCAACCTGAGATTCCAGATTCTTAATTCTGGCATCTGCCATTTCCTCTGCGTGTTTCTTCTCAGATTCTAATGCACGTTTCTCAAATGCAAAGCTCTTGTCTGCTTTTGCTTTTGCTTCTTTCGCTGCGTCCTCTTTGGCTTCTACCAGTTTATCCGGGAATGCTTCAATCTCTGCTTTCATAGCCTGAATTTCTTCCTCTTTTGCAGCAATGGCTTCTTCACGCTCTGTTACAGCATCGTCCTTTGCCTGGATTTCTGCCTCACGTTTTTCTTTCTCTTCTGCCCAGGTGTCGGCATCCGCTTTACGATCCATTTTCAGATTGTAGTCATACTCATCTTTTTCACGATTGCGCTTCTTACTAATATCGGCATTGTACTCTTTTACTTCTTCATCAGCCTGTTTCTTAGCTTTCTGAACACTCTTTTCCAAATCTGCAATTTTCTCTTCTACTTCTGCTGTCTTCTGTGCCAGTTCTGCATCGAGATCCGCTTTCTTCTGTTTGTACTCATCGTTCATTTCAGCCACTTTCGCTCTATGAGCATTGATAGCTGCTGCCAGACCGTCAGCTTCAGCTTTGATACCGTAGAGTCCTTCTAACTCTTTCTGATATTCGTCAATCGCAATTTTCAGATCATTGTACTGTTTTACAATCGTATCTGAAAATACTTCATTGCTTGCTGCTACTTCTGCATTTTGCATAGATGCTTCCAGTGCCTCTTTCTTTGCATTTTCAACCGGCGAATCGCTCATAGCTTTAAGTTTCTCCAACTCAGCTAATGCCTGAGTATATGCGTCCATAATCTGTGCTTTTGTTGATTTCTCAGTAATTTTTCCCATTATATATCCCTTTCTTAAAAAACAATTGTAATATCATCTCTGAATAATTTCTGGTTACGGTTAATAAATCTTTTTATTTTCACTGCTTTCCCAGACTTTAAACATTCAATAAATTCCTGTTTGATATCTTCATCTGCATTTACAATAAATCTCAATCCATCGGAAGCAATACCTACATTCTTATATTCTTCCTTACTGAATAGCTTATTTTCTACAGAAACACCATCTGCATAATGACTAAGATATTTCTTGTCAATATAGTTGTAGATATAGTATTTCGGATATTCTCCATCGGTTAGTTCAACAAACGATATGTTTCCATCGTTATCTTCCAGAATAAGAAAACCATCACCACAATTTGATGCAATGAAATACTCATTACTTTCTGTTACCGAAAGATATGTAAAGCACAAGAAATTTTTCATATCTTCAATTGTCTGCCCATATACAGCAACCAAAGAAGAAAAAGTCTGTTCGATATCATATCCTTTTGACAACAGGTGGCAAAATGTCTTCGCTCCTACTTCTGAATGTAATCCTTCAGAACAACCGTCTGCCACAACCTTCACTTTGTAATCCGGCAATTCAAACCCGTAATCCTGGCAGTTCATTCCGATAGATAAATGATCGTAACCTATTTTGTTTACAAACATATTTTTCTCCATGTACCGCCCCACCCTTAATGAATGGGGCGAATTCTGTTATTCTTAAATGAAGAAGTTATCTCCATCGGCTACAACGCTCTTTGAGCTTTCGATTACAGATTTGCTCAGACAATCGAATGCTTTTCTCAGCTCAGATGCAGAACTTGATACATCCAGAATATTTCTGAATCCCAGGCTCTTTGCAATGCCTGTAGCTGCACCACCAAAACTGATGAATGCTGTTGTAATTTCCTTACTGTTCAAATCCTGAATTCGGCGTTTTGCTTCACTCGGATCATTGGAAACTGTATCTTCGCCATCACTGAAAATTGCAAATACCGCTTTTACACGTACTCCCTGCTGTTTCAGATATTCCATGTAGTCAGTAAGTTTCTGTGTACCGTCTTCGATGACATTGTACAGAGCTGTCATACCACTGGCATCGTAGCTTGTATCAAACTCTGTAATCTTCTTATAGCCACCCACATTGATTGAGCTGTTGAAGTCTGCTCTCGCTACCAGAATTTCATCTGCCTCTTTAGAGTCAGTTAATGCCTGTTTGAATTCTTTCAAACAAGAAACCATATCACCTCTGTATGAAGACATTGAGCCAGACTTGTCAATTCCAATGAAAATCAGATTAACATTTTCACTGTCAATATCATCAACTGCTGTGTTCTGCATTTCGATTTCATCTAATCCATCAATAATAATTTCTTCCATCTTTCTACTCCTTACAGTTTGAATTCAGTGCTGCGTACAATGTTGAATTTGTACTTCTTCTGAAGATCCGCATACATCTTGTCAACTTCGGCTTTGTCACCAATGGCAGACATACAATCTTCCAGAATGTAGAACTTTTTCAGCATATCAGTGTCATCTTTGTAAAATTCAAGCATCTGGCAGAGAGATTCATATACACAATAATCTCTTGCTTCACCGCCGATGATGATTTTGTCAAATTTTGCGAACTTGTTTAATAATGCCTGGTTCACATATCCTCTTCTGTCATATTCCGGCTTGATAATACCGTACATCTCCGACAGTGGATCTTGACCTTTTACGATAGGGTTCAGTGCGTATTTTCTTGCTACACTGTGAAAATAAATCATATTTGCAAACTGATTTTCCAGTGCTGCACCTTCTGTACCCTGTAAACAATGATATGTCCAAATGCAAAGTTTCTTCTTAGAGTTCTTTTCCAGATTCTCTACATACTCACGGCTCTTAATTGGTTCAACAATCGGACGCCATTTTCCAGAATCCAGATCCGCTAATGTAATAACGGTATAAGGTGCTGGATTATTGCCGTTTTCATCAATCCACCAACACGGATGGAAAATCTGGTGTGGAATGTGAGTATCAATAGATACTGAGATGTGCGTGATTTTCTCCATGTTGTTATAAATGAACTTAGTCATTCTAGCAACATCTTCATGTGCGCCGAAAACACCTAATGCTCCGTTATCCATGAAGTCCTGCTGCACATCAATTCCCAAGAACAGCACTTTTTCAAGACTGCTTGAAGATGGCTCTAATTTTTCTTCGTTAGCTTTTTTCAGAATTTCATTCATCGGAATAGGATTTTCAGTTTTGCCGATGTAGTTTTCATTTACGATTTCTGAATAACTTGTTTTCATCTTGTTTTGTTTTCTCCTTTATTATTGTTTGTTTAATGTTTATTTAAAAACAAATCATTATCCTCTTTTCAGAAAAGTCGGAAAATCATTCCAGTTGATTCCTTTCTTCAACATGAGCATGTCTTGAATCTGACTCATATTTTTCTTATGCATCTTCTTATCTGAAAAATTTGCATGACCAACTGACTGAATTGAATTTCGTGTACAATCTTGCTGCCTCCAAATAAATTCATTGACCACTTCAAATTCTGGAATATTGAATGCTCTGGCATCAAACATTGCCCTTCCGCATTTCTTCACATATTTAAAGTAGTAATCCTTTACTTTTTCGGCTTCCTCATCGTTCTGAGTTTTCATAATATCTTCTGATATTTTTTCTGTAATCACATCTGCAAAAGCCTCATTGAAAGCCATTGTTGCCATACTTGCTGCGATAGTTTCCACTTTTCGCTTTACATATCCAAACCATGCTCCCTGATTCTTTTTCTTGTAATCAATCAGAAGTAATGTGATTTCATCGCTCTGTGTATATCCTAAGACACATCCAGAAATGTTTTCGCACATATATTTCATTGTGCGCTGCATTGACTCTGCCATAATGTTATCAAAAGGTCTTTCAAAACCTCTTGTGAATGTATGAAAAGCATTTCCATCCACTCTAATCATTACCGGCGTTCTTCTTGTTAAGTACGTTTTCTGAGCATCTTCATAAGATTTCATTCTCGTACCAATACTGCTCCGATCCATTCTCATTTCCCTTCCCATAAAATTTTCTTGCTTCCCGTGTTTCTACAATTAAGAATCGCAAACACACGACCAAAACAAGAAGACATATTGCAAAAGATATTATATTTTCAAGGCTACTCATTGTTCTTAATTAAGAAGTTTGGGTTGATACATTTGAAACTGATATTCTTATCAGTGTTTCTAAAAACACATCCTTCTCTTTCCCTGTCTACAATTTGTGACTTACCCTTCACATACTTTACAATATCTTGTATATCACCTTTTACATCGTAGCCAATCTCAACAATTGGTACTGTATGAATACCATGCTTAATGAGAATATCCTGCATCTCAATGGTATTATATTTCTTTGAGGGGGTTATAAGGTTGAATGCCCATAACTGGCAATCTTTCTCATGGTATTTGTTTCCCTGGATTTTCACACCAGTAATTTCGCCTTGTAATACTATATAATCCTCATCGTCTATCAACTTTTCAAGAACGCTGCGAATTTTGTATTTGTTGGCGATTTTCCAATAGTAACTGTTATCTGGCTGTGGCAATCTCCTATTTCTGCTGCAAACTCCGAATTCGTACTTCGTTTTCCCGAATTTTCTCGGAATTTTGCGTAAAAAATAAGTGCCGGAACATCCGTCAACTTTTTCTGTCACTATCAGATTGATGTGTTCATTCTTTATCCTTTCGTATAATTCAGGCATATTCTGAATTCTTTCTTCATCTGTCTTTTTGATGAAGTTCGGAAACTCTGTGTGTGTATTCTTTTTGAGATAAAGTTTTCTGAACCACGCATATCTCATTAAAAATCTCACAACTGGATTCCTTGTTTTCTTTCTGTTTTCCTCGAAAATCGCATTCTCTTCTTCAAGCTGTGGATCATACTTAGTAATACCTAAGATATCCGTAACATCCTGACCAAGTTTGTATTCGCCTACCGGAAGAATGGTTAACGGCATCACTAATCCTTGCGAAACCTGTCCTCTCATTACGATAGTCTTTACAACGTACTTTCTTGATTTCAAGAATTCATACTCTGGCGTTTCCGGCATCTTACTGTCAATCTCGACATATACCACTCTATCACCAACATGAAAATTGTCTTTCTTTGACACGACAACTTCCCAACCATCAATTCTTGCTACTTCGATTCTGTCAGCATCAGGAATCGACTTGATTTCTGCGATTTCACGAATTGTTGCTAACTTTCTCATGTATAACCTCTGTGTTGAAAAATATCTATTCAAAAAGGTTAGAAGAAGTGTTTACAACCACTGCCACTCCGTCTAACCATTATGGAATATACGTTCTTCAAGACACTTAGTTTGCGATTATCAATTAAAAGTTGATTGCATTATTATTTGCTGTACGTGTCTTACAAGGCATTTCTGTACTTTTTACTTTGGTTGTTTTGCCACGTATGAAGTTGTTTTATTTTAAATCTTTGATTGCTGCCTCAATCGGTGCATATCTCTCTGTGTCAAGCTGCTCAATCAGGCATTTATACGGATCAAGTTCTCCACTTAATACCATTTTCGCAACATTGACTGAGAATCCACTTACAAGAGCAACACCCAAAGCGTTTTCCTTGACAGGGATTGTGCCGGTACGTGAGTTTACATTCCAGAACACAAGTCTCGGAAGCTGATAGCCAGCTTTTTCAAACTTTCTACCAATTGTTTTGAACAGTGTTTCGTTTACTGTGCTTGTGCTACCTCCCCATCCATATGAATAGGTTGCCTGGTCAAATTCCATATCACTGATAATCAGGATATTCTTTGGCATGTCTTCCTGTTTCATATTAGTATTGATAGCTGTCTGCAGAATAAGATCAAATGTTTTCTCAATGTCTGTATTGGAACAGTCATTTTCTGCATAGCATCTTCTAATCTTTTCTGCCAGTGAACTACACGCTGAAAGGTCAATCAGCTCAGGTCTTGAACTGAATGTAATAAAGTTGTCTTTAAATTCACCAGAACATCTCTCAGAGAAATAAATGGCGAGTGCTGTTGCGACTTCCAAAGCAGTGATGCTACTGTTCGGATCGACACTACACATCATACTTCCAGAGCCATCTCTAACAACAAGAGTATTTCCGTCACCCTGTACTGTATCAGGAAGTGCTTTCCATAATGCTTCCAGAGTTTTGTCCTCTTTGATATTGGATCTATAATAGTTACGACCTTTCAGATAACTATGTACGATATCATGTGGGAAGTTTGTAGAAGAGTTAATTTTCGCCTCTCCTTTTTCCAGCTTATCCAAATACTCTCGTCTGCGTTCCTCATCGTTTTTAAGGAATGCATTGTTATAAACAAGATTTGCCTTTGACGGAACGGCTTCATAATTGATTTCGCCCCATTTCTTAGCAGACATCTTTCTTTCAACAACATCAATGTATTCTCTCAGTTCAGAAAGAATCTTACGATACTGTCTTTCTGTGAATCCCAGATACTTGCGAACAACTGTTGCATTTTCTTTCGTTTTATAAGAAGTTGCATTGCAGCTTGGCATCCACTTAGCAAGTAATGATACCGGCTTATTCGCTTTTTTCGCTTCCAGGTCTTTCATTAACTGGTTCTTGATAACTTCCAGTGCGTCTTTCTCACACTCTGTACCAACCAAAGAAAGAAGATCATCATAACGTCCGTATTCAGCGATTAAACCAATCAGCACTTTACTGATTTCCGGCTCAACATTTGCCAAATGAGACATAATAATTCTAAATGATCTACGTTCCCCCAGACCTTCTCTTGCATCACGCAAATAGAACAGCCATTTCAGTGCGTGAATATGGTCTTCTGAAAACGCTTTATCGAATCCAGAAATGATTGTTTCTGCATCGGCTTTTCTCAGAGATGCGACCTTGAAATTCAAATCAAGCAAGTGTTTACCTGTTGTTCTATATCCAAGTGCGCCGTTTTCTGTGTAGCTTTCGTTGAAATCTTCATTCAACGTACTTTTCATTGAATTCATGAAACCCATGTTCAATTCCTCCTAATTTTGAATTATATTTCATAATTCCTACATACTTTATTATTGTTTGATTATGCTGTAAGTACATAAAAATTAGAATAAGTGCGTATGACAAGACTTGAACTTGTGACCTTCCACCTTCCTCAATTTCAAATTCTTTAAAAATATTTGCTGTTCAAGCCTTACACAAGGCTCTATAAAATTTTTGTGGACGCTCTAACCTACTGAGCTACATACGCTTATGGTGTGGCAAGAATCAGTGACAACCTTGTTTTTGGGAACTATATGAATTGCTGCCATTCTAATTCATTACCATTTCACCAGGGCGAGAGGTGGGATTTGAACCCACGAATTCAACTTACAATTTTGAATCAATGTTTTCTTCTGAGAATTTTGCTGTGTGTGCTAGAACTAAGCACATTTTTGTATCATTTGCTTAAGCCTCTTGCATACTCTCGCCAACGCCACCGATAGGAGTCGAACCTATAACCTACGGCTTAACATGCTATCTTGAAAAATTGCTGTCTGTGTCTAATACTAGACACGTTTTTCGATTTACGTTGCTCTATCCAGTTGAGCTACGGTGGCAAATATTAAATTGTAAATGGATCATACTGGACTCGAACCAGTGACCGTTCCGTTATGAGCGGAATGCTCTGCCAACTGAGCTAATGATCCTGGTTGCACCATAAAGCGAAGCCATGCACGACTTCCAATGGATTAGCCTTTCACGATACCTTTTCGCTACATTTAATCACACAAAACATACGATTCTTGTGGTGCGATATTCTTTCATTTCCAACTAAACAAAGTTGCATACTTTCATGGTGCTAACGGGTAAGACAGGACTCGAACCTGCAAGACACGGCTTCCTGATTTCTTCTACTTAAATAAATTGCTGTATGTGTTTGTCAACTAAACACATGTGTATAAAAATTGCCGTTGCGTGTGCCAATTTCGCCACTTACCCATTTTTTAATTGGTGGAATTGTGGGAGTGTACGGAGTCGAACCGTAACTAAAACTTTTGAAGAGTTTCCTTTTATGTAAAATTGCTGTATGCGCTCTCCACCCGATGCGCCTTAAAAAGCACCGCCGGATCACTCCCATATTCACATTTTCAAGACACTTCATTTTTGTGGATTTGAACCACTTCACTAAACTTGTAGAGTTTTGCTTTATCCTTTTTGAATTTGCTGCATGTGTCTTTCTCATACATTTATGGCATTTCTGCCGAATGCTGACGGTTGGACTCGAACCAACAACTGTTTGAGTGGCTTTACTATTGCTGTTAGCACTTATGGTACGAAAGAAAAGATGTTTTTATAATTCTAAGTGCATTTTTCATAATCAAATGTTCTACCAGTTGAACTACATCAGCTCATTTATTATTGCTTGTTTTATATTATTTTTAAAGACATTTCGGAGTTGTCCGTTCTACAAACAAACACAACTTTTTCACGGAGATAAGCCCCGAAATGTCGATCACATGGATTAGGAATCGAACCTATTTTCTTAAGCTACCTTATTAGCTTTTCCAGTGTTTTTCTCTGTTCCTTTGAACAATTATATAATACCATATTTCAGGAAAATGTCAATAGGTTTTTAAAAGTTTTTTCATTTATTTTCGGTTGTTTATCGCAAGGTTTTGGCGAGATCCCAGTCTCGCCTTTCCTTAATAGAAAGTTTCCTTATATAAATCATACATACCTTTGAGAATACGTCTTCTCTCCTGGATTTTTCTCTCTGTATATTCCGGGTTGCGCATCTTAATATCTGGAAGAATTACTTTGTTAAAATATATATCAAAAGTTTCGCCAGATTCATAGATATTATAAAGCATCTTGCTCTCACGTAATTTATCGCAAGATATAGCTTTATAATTTCCTGTACTTTCAACATACGCATCGCTAAATGCCTTTACTTTTCTTGGGATAACTAATTTATTCAATGGAGAATCTTCTGATTTCCCACGTAATGTACCCAGTCGATTTCTAAATAAATACTTGTTGCTGCATACTCTTTCTTTTCGCATACCGAATTTTGCCATAAGCAATACTTCTTCTTGCTCCGCACAAAATCTACAAAGTTTCAGAATTCTATCGGAAACATGATAAACACAATCATAAAGTGGGCTTTTAATCGTCTTTGCTTCGTAATCTACATTAGCCTTTTCCAAAAGTACAATTTCTTCATTCTCTAAGCCAACATAACATAACCTTACCATTAACTCGTTTGGTATTTCAGTGCTTTCATTATAATCGACATTCATACCAAATGCAACTTTAATCATTTCCTCAAATTCTACCGGCGATTTGACATATCTTGCCCGACAAGTTCTAGTCTTATCTACTTCGGAAGAACTGATTTTATCAAAATTATTTTCGCTAGTTGTCTTACCATTTTGAATACACCAATCAACATATGAACGCAATAAGCTCATTGTTTGTTCGGTATTTGTAATTCGCACTCCCGTTTTGAAATCCAGAACAGTTAGAAGTTCATCAACATTCATCTCACAAATATCTTTTCCAAATTTTTCTTCCATATCCTGTACAGCTTTGAAAACTCTTTGGAATGATCTATATGAATTATCATTTGTAATAGTATTTAAGAAAGTTTGTTTTTGTTCAGAGTTGTACATAACTGTTCCTCCTTCTCATTGCAGAATTCATATACTTTCCTGCGATTATTTTTAACAAAGAATTCTCTAATTTTTTGATCTGAAAAGTCGGTTTCAGCTATAATTCTCTTTAGCTCTTCACGCCAGTTGTCATCGCCTTTTATATATCTGCTAATCATTATATAATAATGCCATGCCATATAGTGTACAGACCAAGAGGTTCTCTTCGCTTTCTTATAATTCATAAAATCATCGTGCAATAACATTGTAAGATAATTCATGTAAGTAATCAGCCAGTCTCTCAATTCATCTTGCTGTGCTTTGAATGTAAGATTATCTGTATCATAGTATCTTGAAATTGCCGTTGCCAATTCAATATAAAGAATGAATCCATTATTTGCCCGGAGTTCCATTCCATCTTTCACGATACCTTTTACATAGATTTCATCGGCATCGCTGCTTCTCATAATTGAATCTACAATCTTATTTGCAACTGTAGGCTTCATCGCCTCTCTGTGTCGTTTCGGAATCGGCACTGTTGTCCATTCTTGATTAAGCAATTCTCTCGTCTTCTGTGGTGAGAAATATGTGAAAAATACACCAAAACAATCATCTAAATGTTTATTTGCTAATTCACAACTTATTGTTCTATGGTTTCCATCTGGAACGATAATAATACCATTTGAAACAGTTAATGTTTTTGCTTCTTCGTCATAAACTGGAATATCACTATCACCGTCATCCATTAAATTGAAACGAATTCCGTTATAGAAAAAACTTCCCTCATTGATAAGGTTAGAAATCTGTTGCGCTGTTTGGCGATTAACCTTTGTTTTTAAATCTCCATATTTATCCTTTTTGTGGTTACGCTGCAGCTCTGGAATAATTTGCAAAAGATTTGCACTCTTTAATTCTTTAATTTCTCTGACACTTAATGGAAACATATACTGATTATCTGCCAATTTTGAAACATTTCTAAAAACTAACGGATAACCAATTTTTTTATTATTATCTGTTTGTGGATCATAATATTTATAATTCTGAATTTCTACGTCTTCAAAATAATCTTCCGGCACACCAAAATTTTTTGATACTTTAGATATAGCAAAAGTCAGCCAATATAATTCGGCATCACTCAGTTCATCTAAATCGGCTCTCCCTGATACTATTCTAAGAAAACTGCCTAATGAGATTTTACCGTCATGTCTAACTTCTTCTTCAATTTTGTTTATTTTATCTGGACTTGAGTTTAAAACTAAATTCTCAATTTTAGTAATTAGATGCTCTCTACTATCAGATGCTTTCATATGTGCGTCCCCTTTCCATATTTTGTTTGTACTTTAATAATACCACCAGAAAACAGAGATGTCAAGTTTTTCCGGTAATACTTTATTTTTATCTGATAGTAGATATTCAATTATTCGAGTTTTAAATATTCTTCTATTTCTCTATATTCCTCCTGTGTGTATGTTGGATCAATGATTTCACAATCATCTTCCTTTGCATCAACAATTTCAATGGTAATTCTTCCATTATTATACATCATTAACATAACAGTAGAATTGCCGAATTCTGGATTGTCAGATAAACTATGTAACACAATGCCAAATGCATCAAGCATGTCTATATAATCACCAGACGTAGCTTTTGCAAATTCATCTTTCACATTTACATGGTACTCATTCTTTTCGTAAATAAAAAACATTATCTTTTTCCCCTTTCCGACATCCAGGTAGCGAAAGTTCCACTTAGAACGTATGTTCTTATTATACATATCAACCTTACTAAAGTCAATAATAATAAACCAAATTATAACATGGAAATTTTTGCCACCTCGATCAATACGTCCCTCGAATTTTCTACTTGATTTGTGGTTACTAATTTTAACAGTCCATCTAACATCCACTTAATGTCAAGATCTTTCACTCCCAGGCGTTTTAAATCATTTCCGTTAATTGCAAGACCTTTTAAGTTGTAGCATTCATCTGATTCAGCCAATTCTTCTGCACGTTCAATCATATCCTCTACTTTTTCAAGTGTTTCTTTATTTATATTATCACTTGCATTTATTTTAGCGTGTTTATATCTTAAAATATGTTTCACATCTTCCAGTGAAAACTTGTACAACATATTTTTGATACACGCATCTGAGTTAGTAATTACCATTTTCTTTGCAGCAAAAATATTTTGAACAGATACAATTACTTTATTCGGATATCTCATTCCTGTCAAAATTGCTTTAACAGCTTTATTATACTCTGATAATGATAATCCGTCAATCAAAATTGCCAATTTTTCACTGATATCCTGGCACATTTCTATTGCACGTACTGCCTTATCAAAATCCTTAATGCTGTCAATACATGGTAAACCATATTTCAGTATTTTAGCATAATCCTTGATGATACTGACATGCTCACTGCAAAGTGTTTTTGTAAATTCACTCTGTCTTCTCTCTGTTGCAATGAGTCGCAACATATCACAATTGTCAAACATTGCTTTTTTAGTTGATTCATCAATCTCAAAGCCAAATCTTGCAGCAAATCGAATCGCCCGGAGAATTCTAAGCGGATCTTCTCTGAATCTTGCATTTGCATTACCAACACAACGGATAATTCCTTTCTGCAGATCTCCAATGCCATCATGCAAGTCAATAATATTTTCTCCGTCATACGCAATAGCATTGATTGTGAAATCTCGGCGCATAATGTCCTCTGCTAAGTCGCATGTAAAATCGACAGAATCAGGTCTTCGATGATCTGAATACTCCCCATCAATTCTATATGTAGTAATCTCATATGGTTCATGGTCAATAATAACGGTTACTGTTCCATGTTTTAATCCAGCTTTCATCAGATTGTAGTGTTTGAAACATTCCATTATTTCTTCTGGTTGGGCAGACGTAGCAATGTCCCAGTCATGCGGTTTAATCCCCATGATAGAATCACGCACGCAACCACCAATTATAACAGCTTCATGCCCTTCACTTGATAATTTATCAAGAATCATTTTTACATTTTCTGGCATTTTGATGTCTTTCATCTTACACACTCCCTCTGTATCTTCCATTCGCCCATTTATATTCGTTCTGAGCTACGTTTGCAGATGTTATTGATACTATCTCATCCCATCTATTCTTAAAACTGTTTGGATATTCAGTTGCCGGATTCTCTTTCAACTGGTCAATAATACCTAACATAGTTTTATTCGTCATTGATTCTGAAAAACATGCATCTGGCAAATCTGGGAAATTCATGTTCTTACAATAATAATGTAAGTTTTCTCCCATTCTAATTCTCAGTTTCACTCCAATGACATTTTCTATCTCAATATAATGTTCATCTGACATATAAAGATATCTTTGAAGTGTGCGGATATCATTAAATCCATCTAATAAAATATCATTCGTTCTCATGTTCTACCTCTTCACTAAAGTCCTATCACCACCAATAAAACGACTAACCAGAACAAATCGTGTACCCTTCGGTATTTCATCGTGTTTTCTCAAATGTCGCAATGCAGCTTTATAACTTCCACAAGGAAATGTTGCTGGATACCAACTGCCTGTATATTCCGCACGATGTACCCACATTTTCTTGTCATGGTCATAATATAGCTCACGATTACATCTGTATTCCCGGAATGTCTCTTTGGTTCTATCGTAATCATCGGCAAATTTTAAATGCCAAAACTGGCTATTTCTTTTCATAATCTACTCCTAACTCATACACTTTATCGTCTTGTGTTGATGGTTTGGAAGACCAACCTTTTTTCCATTCCCTATATATTTCTTTATTTACAGGAACTCTAATCCCTGTCTGTAACAGAGCATAATATGAATCATCTGTCAAAAATCCATTTTTATCCCCTACATACCAACCATCTAAAAGTAATTCTTGCAAATGTGAAACACAACATTGACAACAAACTTCTTTTACTTTCCAAAAATCACACCTTTTATTGGCTCTATCTATACATTCCGGGACATATATTCTTGATAAGTTATATGGTGTTATTTTCTCAATCTTCTCTATATCGTAAGCATAAAACGTTATCTCATGATACATCTGTTTTAAATGAAATTTTTGACAAATTTTCAATTTTATACCTCCGCTACTCTTTTGTAGTATTCAACGGACATAAGCTGCATACGCAATTCATCATACATCTTATGAAGTTTTGGATTTACAAGCTGCATCCATTCTTTTCTCTGATCATGAACCATATAGTCTCTTACCATTGTGGCAGAAATCGGCAAATCAGAACGATTGATAATAAGCTCTGTCATTCCTTTTAGGTCTTCTTTGGAGAACCAGGCAGATCTACTCTCATCATTTCCATAAATCATAATATCCGGCTTCTTATAAATATATCTGTCTACCTTATCCAGTAGATAACTTCCCCACGCCGGAGTAATATCATTTTCGGTGGTTAAGTCTGGTAAGCCGTAAATCATGATATCGCCACGCCCACCATATATCTCTTTTAACATTTTTTCTCTGGTCGTGATGTTAAACGGGTTTCTCTCTGTTCCATCTTCCTGAGAGCTTCCAATAAAAATCAAGAGTCTGTCACAAAGCATCAACCCAGTTTCAACTAATTTTTCGTGTCCTTTATGAAACGTCTGAAAACGTCCACAAATAAATCCAACATCATATGGCTTATTCATTTTCTTCATCCTTTCTAAGATTAACGCCGATTTCTTCAACGAAAATCTTTTTAAATGCATTCAGTACATTGACAAATTCATCGAACATTACCATATACTGAACATTGATATACTGCTCATTTTGTGCTGTTCCGTGGGTTACAAATGGGGCGAAACTTGCAATACCTTTATCAATACACAACACACCTAACGAAACATCATACCTGTCATTTAACTGATAATGAATGTGATCTGCTCCATTCATAATTTTGATTTTTACAGAACATCCCGTTGCCTGTTCAAGCATTCTTGCGAACTCTACATAATTGTTCGCTTTTTTGAAATCGTACATATCGTATCTCCTTTACTCTATTGCAATCATTTTATTGAAATCCGGCAATCCGTTTTCATCAACATTCGTTGTAATAGCTTTCATTGCTATATTTTGAATCTGGTTCTGCATAAATGCTTCGATTTCGCCTCTAGCTTCTGTTACCGATTTCTCCATCTGCTCATTAAAGCAATCAAGAGCATATTCAGCATTGCAGCCAATATCTCTATTTGCTTTTGCTAATGCATCTAAAATCTTCTGCTTATCCGCTTTATTCAATGTTTTCTTCGATGAAAACAATTCTTCAGCAATATCATACGCATTTTTAATCGAACTTTTGACATCTGACAACTGATCCTTGAATTCGCCACGGTGCTGTTCAATCTTACTTTCATAATCAATTTGTGGAATATATCCGTCACGTTCTGTAAAATGGATAGTACAAGGAACACCATCGCCATTTCCAATAGATGTAATCATATCTGCAAATTGAGACAAAGATAATTCAATTTCGCAGATTCTTCCATTAGCATGATACCAGTCGTGATTTATTCCACGTTTTAAATCCGCATGAGAAATAGTAACATTGATAACATTTCCATGTTTGATTGAGCTACCGAATAATGCTGTAGGTGGATTCACTTGCTGGCGTGTTATAGTCATTACTCCATATCCAGAATGTGTTGACATTTTATCACCACTCCATGACTCTTTAGTTTGACCTTCAATACCAATACCTTTAATTCCACCTTCTACATAACATTTATATCCCATCTCCCCAGATACATTCAGTTCTTTTCCGTACAAGTCAAAGCACTCACCATTTTTTCTTTTTATTCCAAGCGAACCATCTTCTGTCAGAAATAACCCATTTTCCATACCATGATTATATTCTGATTTATCAATAGCAATTTTCCTATCTGTATTTACCACAATCGGTAATACCATAATTATTCCTCCACACATATACTATATATAGCATTTTACATTTATTAAAACACCATATATAGCACTTATTTCTAAATAAAATTTACTTTTTATCTGGTTATAATCCAAGTTCTCCAATTACCGGCAAAACCTTATCTTTTAACTCAGGATATAGCTTATCAAGTGTTTCTCTGGCATTCATCTGCTTGTCCGGCTTTGTGAGTCTGGCACATTCCCAGTCTATAACCATTTGTACATAATCCGCATGTGTCCTTGCTTTCAAAGTATGATGTTTAGAATGGATTCTATGTATCTTATGGGCACGCTTATAATCCATAATCATATACAGAAACACTTTATCCAGATCATGCAAGTAACCACGAATTGTATTGTGTCCAAGCAATTGTTTTTCAACTGCCTGGAACGCTTTTCTATGTTTCATTGTATATTTAATTCTATCTATCTGCATTGCTTTCTCCTTAATCCATACTCAAATAAAGTGGTTTCGGATTAAGCATTACATTTCCTTCCGGCATTGTACACGGATCAATTACCGGCGCAAGGCTTCTCAATTCAAGCTCTCTGATTTTACTGTCCACAAACAGTACATGGCAGTGTTCTCCGACTACTACCACTGTATCAACAACCACAAAAGAGAAATGACTTCCGTTCTTGAAATGTACTGTATATGAATTTTCTTCATTATAGATTTTCTCAATCTGCTGTGAGTTTTCTTTCTCAATCCAACCAACAACAGAATCAAGCAATACCTTTAAGTTATCGGCATTTTTCACGTACATCATTCCCTTATAGTGCGGAACTTTACTGCATCTATCGAAGAACCAACCTAACATTTTTGTTGCTTCTTTAATATGTGCTTCCGTCATAATAATCCTCCATCTTCAGAATATGATTTTTGTTCATTTCCACAAGCATTTCATAAGCTGCTTCTGTATCTGGGTAATCCAGCAAACTTGTGTTTTCTGCTGCATCTTTCATTTTCTTTTCCAAGTCATCAACCAATTCAAAGAATTCTGGGCGATAACCACCTTCCGGCTTCTGAAATTCCCCATTTCTAATTTTCATAAGCAGATCATGTTCATCGGCACGATATGTAATGATTTCTTCCTTTGTGAGAATATCAATACACATAAGATACAGTCTTACAAGGTGCATGGCGTGCTTATTAAGATGCATGTCATCTTTCTTCGTATTTCGTTTACCCAGTTTCTCATAATCCTTTACGATAGTATTCATACCGTTCCAGATACCCTTGTAATCTCTCAGCGGATAATGATGTAAGCAAGCGTCCATATAAATTTCAACGTCTATTCCTTCTCTATCAGATTTATCCGGGTAAAGGTTAAGTGATCCATATTCAAAGTTTTTGAACTGTTCCATTTCCTGCATTTTTTGGTTATATTCCTTATATGCATGAATCATTTTCCCGTTGTCATTGGCGAAATTATATTCAATCAGCTTTCCATTGACTGTGTGGAATTTTTCAATAATGCTGTTCATTGCACTTCTAATTGATCCAAGAATATGTTTTTCTTTCTCTGCCTGTGGATAGCTGTCTCTTGCCAACGCATTCTGCAACCGGCGTAACTGTGAATTTGCGTAACCGCCAAAAGTATAAATCGCTCTTTTAGAAAGAAAGATTTTTCTGTTTTCAATCAGCTTTTTACCATCATCATTGAGAATGATATAATGCTCTGGCTTAGAACCGAGCTGCTCAATAGTGTTTGGGTTACACTCCAATAACAACTTAAACATTTTATTTAATCCATATACAACGGTATCTGTTGTCTCGTCTTCGTACTGCTCAAAAACTCTGTTTCCAAGCAAAGAATCAATCGGATTATAAGTAATTCCTCTGACATCAATATCTGACGTTTCAACATTTGTTCCATACGCATGAGAACCGCCCAAAGTCAAAAGAAGAATATTATTACCTAAGAGGGGGCTTTCCGTCAGAAACGCATAATCCTTATTCGCCAAAAGCTCCCAGTTCATATCTAATTCTTTCATTATGTTCTCCATTCATTATTTTTGTTTGTTTACAATTGGAAGTAACACATTTTTAATGTAGTCTTCCGAAAGCATTGGTCTGTCTTCTCCCTGGCAAATAATCGGAATTTCACAACCCCAAAACAGGATTCCAAAATAGTTAATTGGATTATTGCAAAGTACAGCTTTAATCTCTCCATAGAAATTATCGTCCATATACTTCTTTTTATCTTCCGGCGTAATCCAACCCCAGATTCCTTCTCCACAACCACCGTTTCCATCTGCCGGTATATAGAGCTTAATACACCCTTCATCAAACTGTTTTTCGCTCAACCCGTCCATGAAATCCGCTTTATATGTAATTCCACGTTCTTCGCATAATTTCTTGATATCTTCTTTCTCCATTTTAACTCTCCTATTCAGAAAGTGCATTCATATCATACACTCTTACTTCAACAACTCTCGATTTCCAATCTTCAGAACAGTAAGATATATCTCCCATTCTTTTTGCATCGCCATTCAGGTTGGCAAAATCAACCACAAATTCAGTCATGCAACCATTGGCAACCGTAACAATATTACTATCATCTGTATGGCAATCTGATTTCTGATCTGCCATGATACAAGGTATTGAAACGCCGTTCTCCAAAACCAAGTCGAAATACTGCCCAATTGCTGTTCCGAAGTAACTACCAATCGCCACACAATATCTGTCCTTATATTGTCGGATGCCGTAATTTCCAGTGTTGCATAATTCTTGTAATTTGTACTGATTACTTGATTGTGCGAAAATACTTCTATCTCCAACACTATAGGGCATATAACTTTTCATTCCGCTTGTATATGGTGCTACATAAGCTGTATATAGCAATTCGCTTGTCAAATACTCTGCACTTACATATGTACCGTTATCAAGTTCTGCCCATTCTCCATCTATATACGCATTTACATAATCGCCAAATACCAAGCTGCCAATCAATGAAGAATTTGTATCTGGTGCTTGTCTGATATTTAAAGAACTGACCGCTACATAATATGGTGAAAATTCCTTCTTCGCTTCTTCCATAGCAATCTCAGCACTTACCTTTGCCTGTTCCACAGTTTCTTGTACGGCTTCCTCTATATGTAATTGTAATGGCTGCGCTTTAGCATATTCCGTATGTACTTCTACGTCTTCTTTACAACCGACCAATCCACACATCATAACTACCAATAACGCAACTACTTTCAATTTCTTCATAGCTGTTTCTTAACCTCATAAATGTATTTCTTCATTTTCTCTTCGGCTTCCATCATCCACCAGTATTTGCCATACATATCTCTCACTGATCCGTTTCTGTTGACATAGTAATGTTTCAGTGGCAGATTTTCATATTCCAGCAAAAATAAGTCTGTATGTCTTTTGGCTTTGTACCATATCGCCCGAATGATTCTATCCTGGAAATCTTCTATCTGCTCTCCGGGATATGTTTCTCTCAAATATGTACCTTTTGCCTTTGCCTGATAACCGAATAAATCACGCATACATTCTCTTTCTTTACAATCCGGCGAAATACCTAGCCAAAACCAATACGCTTCAACTGACATAAACCGCCCATCTTTTGTGCATATCTCTTCCCGACAGAAATTACTCAGCATTCTACCAAGCTCTGTCCTACTTCCGCTATACACATTGATATGAGTGATTCCGTCCAAATTCGGATCAATTACTCTCATTTATTTACCTCATTTTAAAAATAGTAGTTGGATATTTCACCAACTACTACTTCATACTACTTTCTTTTCTTACGTCCTACGCAGTAGCCAGTTACAAACGGAACAACTATACACAAGCAGAAAACTCCAATATTAAGTACAATCATTAGTTGTTACCTCTTTTTCTTTTCATTTCTGCCAGAAGTTCATCAGCCTCTCTGCTTCTTGCCTGGGCTTCCAGTCTACGATCCTGTGCTTTTGCACTTGTATCATAGGCAATCTGCGCTCCGGCTGCACGTTCTCTGGTCTTTTTAGCACCTTCACGTACTCTTTCCAACATGTGATCGCTTTCGCTTGAACTTGCGCTTGCATTCATACCTTCATGAAGCTGAATAATCTGCTGATCCGCTTCCATCTGGTAAATGGTTCTTTCTTTCTCTTCTTTGAGTTCGTCAAGTTCCTGTTTTACCGCTTTTCTGATTTCATCCTGCTGCTCCTTCGCTTTCTTAAACTCTTCAATTGTATCTTTCAGAGTATCAATTTTCTGCTGGATTGTAATTTTCTTCATTGCATACTGCCTAGCACCGCTTTCATCATTTGCGTCCAGACAATCATTGATAGATTTGTCAATTTTCATAAGCTCTTTCTTCAAATGATATTGTTCCTTTTCGGACTCATCTAATTTTCCAGCAATCTCAACATATGAACGCTCTGCATCTCCGTACAAAGTTTCTTTCTCTCTAATCGCATTATTGAAATAATCAGTCGCACCCTGCGGTGTTGCTGCATCCTGTCTTGCGATTTCTTCCGTTCTTCCTCTGAACTTAATCAAAATCTGTTTTCGGAATGTCTTATTCACAATCAGTGCAATAATTCCAACAACCAAAACTACAGCAATAATAAATATCACTAAATTACTTGTACCTACTGTCATTTTACTTTACCTCAATTCCAAATTTTTCACATAAGTCGAAAAGTCCACCATTGAATCCATCCCCTACAGCGTGGAATTTCCAACCAGATCCATCTCTGTAGATTTCACCTGCGATAATTGCAGTAGAATCTCCGAATTTCTCTTTTAAGTCGTAACGTGCAATCTCACGACCAGTATTGTCATCAACCACCCTAATGAAAGAGTTTTCGACCATTCCAAAGTCCTGCATTCTTCTCTCTGCTTCGTGAATTGTTACACAGAACACAACTTTTTCGGCATATTTTGGAAGTTTATTAAGAACGACTTTGATTACTTCATCATCCCCATCTCCACCGCCGGTAAGGTTATCTCCACTGTGAGTGATACCACCACTAGGATGCTGCAGATTATTGTAAAAAATGAAATCCTCATCTCTTCTTGTCATGCCATTTCTACCGATAACAAATGCAGACGCATCCAAATCAAAATCTTCATCATCGTATTTAGCTGTGTCCCAACCTAAACACACGGAAACTGCATTCACTCTGCTGTCCTTTGAAAGTTCAACTCTATCGCCTTTATTCAAACTTACTGACATCTACTTTTCCTCCACTCTATCTGTATCTTCTTGCAAGTTCTGAAATACTGCCATCATGTGTGCCTTTCCCAACAGTTTCAAAATGCCATTCTCCATCTTCTCTGTAGAACTCAGCCACAATCAGTGCTGTACAACCGTTATAGTCATTTGATAAATTATATCGGCAGATTTCTTCTCTGGTTGCATCATCTACAATACGTGCAAAACAGTTTTTAATCATACCAAAATGTTGCTCTCTATTTCTACAATTATAGATATTGATTACAACAGCCAGTCTAGTAACATCTTCCGGCATTTCCTTCAAATTTATTGAAATCTGCTCATCATCACCTACACTGCCACCAACCAAATTATCTCCATGATGTTTGATACAACCATTTGAATGTTTTTTGTGACCATAGTAAATGATATCCTCATCATTTACTAATCTTGCTTTCTCTTCTTTCTTAAATAAGCCGAACAGTCCAGACTTTCCAACTATATTTTTAAGCACAAATACAGAAGAATCACAATCAATACTATCTCCGTATTCCGCTGCATCCCAACCAAGACCAACGGTTACATTCGCCAGTTTCTCCACCACTTTTGAAAGATTTACCTTTTCACCTTTTGTTAAACTAACTGCCACTTTCGTTTCCTCCCTTTATAATCCATATCCATTGCAAAGTGCCTGTAAACCGCCAGAATATCCAGCACCAATTGCATTAAATTTCCATTCCCCATTATGGCGATACAGCTCTCCAAGAACCATAGATGTCTCTGTAGAATAATCTTCTCCAAGATCATATCTTGCAATTTCTTCGCCGGTATCTTCATTTACCACACGGATGTATGCGTTAGACACCATACCAAAATTCTGCATTCTGCTGTCAGCTTCATAAATAGTAACTGCAAAAGCAATCTTTTCAATATTGCTAGGTACTTCTGGAAGATTAACAATAATCTGTTCATCATCTCCATCGCCAGCACCAGTAAGGTTATCTCCCATATGTTTTACAGAACCACTCGGATGAACTAGATTGTTAAAAAATACAAAATCTTTATTATCAGTTACTTTCCCATTACTACCAAGCAGAAAAGCGGATGAATCAAGATCGAAATTGTCTCCATCATACTTATTTGTGTCCCATCCAAGACCAATAGTAATTTTCTTTAATCCTGTATTTCCTTTTGTAATGTCAATTTTCTGTCCTTTTACTAAACTTACCATAATGTTTTTCTCCTTTTACTTTATTATTTCTTGTTTAACCAGTCATTATACTGTCTCAGAATTTCAGTATAAAGCTGCTGATCGTTGAGTTTATTCATATCTTTTACCGCCGTAAACCCCGTGTTATCATGTTTTCTTCCTTCAAGATTGTCCAGCTTTCTCAGATATTCAAATCTCTCATTTCCAATTCCGATAAACTGAACAAAAATGTTGTATTCTGATAATTCACGAATCACATCATCTGTACTATACTTATCACTATTTTCTCCATCTGTAATAAAGATGATAAATGACGGAATATCACTAGGCTCAATATCTTTATAATATGTAACCATATCTTTAAGAACTGGTGCATATTCTGTTCCACCCATTCCCATTCCAGATTTCTCCATAACATCTTTTACATAATTGCTATAGTTTTCTCTGTTTACTGCATCAAGTCTTTTAAATTTATTGGAAAATAACCATGATTCAAGCTCTCCATTGTCATCGAATTTTAATGCGATTGGAAGCAATCTGGAAATTGTTTTCTGGACAGATCCATTGTAAAATAAATTGCTCATTGAACCAGAATAGTCCATAGCAAGTGCCACCCTTGCAGTGTGTTTCGTTAAATCAACTTTGCTTTTCTTAGACAAATCAACAAGAACTTCATTCAGATTTTCCTTTGATTCATCTATATTGATTTCCTGGCGCATTTTCTCATTTTCCGATTCATCATTTTTGTTAAATACTTTATTTAAGAATCCCATTTCTGTTTCCTTTCTTTTGTTGGAAATGGCTTTCGCCACCCCCCCAACTTTATTTTTGCTTATTATCCAAAATGAAATAGGAACTGATATGACTGAAATATATATAAATGGTATAAACCGTGTAATACATGCAATAACCAATCCTATTGCAAAACATATGATTGAAATATTTTCAACCACTCTATATTCCCTATCTCTTTTAATCATCTTTTATTTCCTTCTTACTTTAACGATAGCTTTTCTCACTAAATCAATTGGAATAATCATGAATGCAAGTCCAACTGTAACGCCCCACTGTGTAGCTGTCAGTGCCGTACATCCCATAATTGCTCCACCAAACTGAGCAAGAATAAATGTTAATGCAAAAATTGCTACCGCAATTTCAACAAATAGTTTATTCTTTTTGATTCCTTTAAATAAATTGAACCCATCGGTTCTGATATTAAATCCATTAAATGTTGCCATCATAACAAGTAGCGCAAACCTTACTGTTGCATAAACGGTTTCATCACTTCCAAATACTTTCTGAATTGGTGGCAGCAATGTAATTCCAAAAATTCCGATAAATGCTACAACTGATACTGTAATCTGTCCAATAGTTTCTCTTGAAAGAAGTTTTGATCCTTTTGGAATAGGCTTTTCTTTCATATACTCATCTTTTGCTGGTTCTCCACCAAACGAAAGAGAATTAAGAGAGTCCATTACAATATTGATTACAAGAATCTGTACCGCTGCCACAGCCTCTACAGCCATGATAATCGGATATAAAATACTGAGAATTACCAGACCTACATTGATAGGCAACTGGAATTTCAGGAACTTCATAACGTTGTGCATGAATGTTCTTCCAAGAAGAACTGCATCTGTAATAGATACAAAGTTATCATCTGTGATAATAATATCTCCAGCTTCTTTACATACGTCTGTTCCAGATCCCATTGAAAATCCAACATCCGCTGCTTTCAGTGCCGGTGCATCGTTTGTTCCATCGCCGGTCATACCTACACAAAGACCAAGCTCTTGTGCTAAACGCACGATTCTGAGTTTCGTGTTTGGTGTAGCTCTTGCAATAACCTTAATATAAGGAAGTTTTGCTTTTGCTTCTTCGTCTGACAGTGCATCAAAGTCAATAGCTGACATTGCAATATCAGATTCGCTTGTAATCAGTCCAGCGTCTTTTGCAATAGCTTTTGCTGTGTCAATGACATCGCCAGTTACCATCATAACCTGAACACCAGCTCCATGCATTTTTGCAACTGCTTCTGGTACTTCCGGGCGAACATCATCACGAATAGCAACCAAAGAAGTAAGAACTAAGTCATCTGGGAATCCTTCTTCCGGCAATTCTTTCTTACTGTAACCTGTTGCAATAACTCTCATTGCTTTTGTTGCATATGATTTTACGATTTCTTTCAGCTTATCTTTTTCGATTGGCTGAATACCATCTGTAGTTTCATAAGACACTGCTGCGTCAATCAGTTTTTCTGGCGCACCTTTATAATATGTAATCTTTCCATCTTTTCCACTTGTTTCAACAGCACTGAATTTATTTGCACTATTGAAGATTTTTCTGTTCGTGACTTCTACTGCATTTGTAAATGTCTTGTATTCATCGCTGTCGATCATAGTAAGCAATGCTCTTTCAGTTGCATTACCCCCTACGATATCTTTGTTCTCGTCATACATCGCACTACTGTTTAATGCAATATTCAGTTTAAAAATATTTCCGACTACAGAATCTTTCGGCACTTCACTTCTATCACCCATTACATTTTCAACCGGCACAAGTTTTCCGACTGTTAAAGTTCCTGTCTTATCGGTACAAAGCAACTGGATATTTCCTGCTTCTGGGATTTTATTGGTATGTTTAGCAAGTACATTATGCTTAATCATAATTTTCGCATTCTGCGCTGTAATCAGATTGATGATAAGCGGTAGTCCTTCTGGAACTGCTGCCACAATGATTGTAAGTGCAGTTACCGCAACTGTAAGCACATTCTTCAGAACCCCAATCCAACCAATACCAAAATACTCAGCGAATCCACCATACTGTACAATATTTGTGGCGATTAACGCTACAACGATAATTGCTGCTCCAATATATCCGAACTTACTAATCTGGCTTGCAAGGTCATCTAACTGGATTTCCAGTGAAGTCTTTGTTTCTTCGATTTCATCAATTGTAAGGATTGTCTGACCGTTTACTGTATCAGCACCGACATTTGTTATAATCATTTTTCCTTCGCCATCAGTTACCGTTGTTCCAGAAAACAGTGTGTAATATTTCAGAAAATCATCTGAATCGGCTGTTCTCTTGCCACCGAATGTAATCGGCTCATTGTTACCTTCCCAGGCTGTCTTCTTACATGGATCTGATTCTCCATTTAATACAGAGTTATCAACTTTTACGCTACCTTCTACTAAATATCCGTCAGCATAAATTCCTTCGCCGGACTGAATGATAACTAAATCACCAACTACCAAATCATTTGCATTTATGTGTTCTACTTTTCCATCTCGAATCACATTACAATAATGAATTGATGTCCTGTCTTTTAACTCTTTTGCACTTTTCTGGCTTTTCAGATTTGTATTCATTCCTAAGAATGCGATTGCCAGTAATACTACTGCTACACCAATCGGCTCTGAATAAGATCCTTGCCCAAGCACTGCAATGACTGTAAACACAATCATCATTGCTAAAAGAATCTGATTCAGATGATCCTCGAATGTTTCCATAAAAAACTGAAATCCTGTTTTAAGTTTCTTCTCTGGTAACTTATTTGAACCATATTTTTCTCTGTTCTTTGTTACCTGAGAACTTGTTAGTCCTGTCTTCATTGTTTCTACTCCTTTATTATTGTTTGTTTATATTATATCTAAAGTGTAGGTTCTTACACCTGCACCATTAAATATCACATATCTTTCTCTGTATTTTCTCGGCTTCCATTTTCTTATAAATCTCAGCTTAATATCAACTTGCCATTTGTTTTTGTATGTACACCAGTTGAATTCAATATTCCACCATTTTACTGATAACATATAATAGCCTAAAGCATTATATGTATTATCCAGTCCGTATGGTTCATGAAATCTGAAATAGCTACTTCCATATATAAAGCCGAACAAAATAATAATCAATACTATATTCACTATTTGCTTCTCCTATAAGATATCATATTATTTGTTGATTGTCAACCTTTATTTTTGCATGTTAATATTATAGCATAGATTACAAATTTGTCAAGCAAGCCGGATGATCTGCTCATACAGAATAATGTCTTTTTCATTAACCGCCTTATTTACATGCATGTGACCGCAGAAATGTTTCTTATACTCCACCTTAGACCGAATATCTTCCAAATATTTTGTAAGTACGTCCTGTTCGTATAGTCCATGTCCTAACAGTGCAATCACACTTGCAGATGGCGAATGTGTGATAATGTAATCCACTTTATTGCCAACACGTTCAAGATTTCTGATGCCATTATCCATTTCTTCTTGTGTTGGAAGCTCCTGTCCCCACCATGAAATCCCTTTGATGCGATACATCTTCCCGGCTTTATACCATTCTTTAGCTGTCTCACGCCAGTTTTCATCTTCTGCCGGATCAATAATACCATCTCTGATATCATGGCTGCTTGCCCCACCAAATGCGAAAAATTTCAATCCTTCAATATCGAAAATTTCTCCACGCATTAAATGTAATACATGTGGGCGAATTTCATGAACTTTACCACCATGCCACTCTTTCACTGGGTATTGATACAATCTGTCAAAATTTTCATGGTTTCCGCACACGAACACAGTTGTAAACGGCTTATCTTCTAGCCATTTCAGCCAGTACCGCTCAGATGCAGATTCTCCACTTTCTTCCCAGACCATACCAAAATCTCCGCAAATAATCACGATATCATCTCTCGTCATTTCCTTTTGTTCATAAAAGGAATGTACACCCAGACGTTCCGGGCTTCCATGAATATCTCCCGTAATATAAATCATTGTTGTTTCCCTCCAAAAATTTTAAGCATTTCATATGCCATATTATGCATATAGTGATTTCCAAGCATCATACCAATGATTTCTTTTGCTTCTTCAAGAGATTCAATTTCATCAATGGCTTTCGGATCACGTTTCATAATCCTCTTATACAGTGAATAGATGTTTGTACTGTAATTCGTATTCCGCACCAGCTCATAATTTTCATCGAATTTCTTATTGTTCATCTTGTATATAACACATTCTCCTGGATTGATTAGCTCCCTTACTCTTTCCGCAAACTCAATCCAATCTTTGCAACCTTCAAAATCCGAATTGGAAATTACTTTAAAATCTTCTTTAAGTAATATGTTATAAAGAAGTTCTCTACCGTATCTTGATTTTACAACATAGAATTTATCCCCATACGGTTTAATAATTAAAACGGAAGTGATTCTTGCTATTAAATCCGTTGGCATTGCATGTACAAGTTTCTCACGAAACGATTCTCTCATTTGAAAATCATATACGCAATCCACACAATTACTTACTATCTTCATAATGCTCCTATCTGTAATCTGCAAAAATAATCAGACCATAATCAATAGAGTCTAATACCATTTCAGATATAACTCCGATTTTTACCAGTCGTTTTATTTCCTCGATTACTCGCTGCCGGTGTTCTTCGATTTCTTCCGGCTTTATCATAGCGGCATTGAAACCGTATTCATCTCCTGCTGCCAGAATATATCCAATATATAAGTACGTTGGATCATCAAACAACTGAATTTTTCCTCTTGACTGATTACATGTGTAATTTTCCCATGCTTCTGACCATTGCCATCCTTTATATTTATCTGTTTTAAATACAGATAAATCCATTCCAGCAATCACATAATAACTCTGCACTGAACTCATTTTCTTCCAATTACCTGAAATGGAATTAACTAATTGCAACTCTTTTTCAGATATTTCCTCCAACTGATATCTTCTAAGTGAATATTCTTTATCGCCAAATTTGACATTAAATGTCCATGTTGTACCATCAAACCCAACGATCTTACCCACCTTATATGCCAAACTACTTGCCAATTCTGGATCTTTCTTTCTAAGTTCTGATATACAACGCTCTTTGATAAAAACATGACTTCCAATATACATAACGATTATGCCAGCTTCTTTTCCAAAATCTGATTTACCAGTTTCCCGTCAGCTTTGCCCTTGACCATCGGCATAAGTGTCTTCATGATTTTACCTTTTTCTTTTTTGGTCGGATTTTCCATACTTAAATCATTCAGTACACCAGCGATTGTAGCCTCAATCTCTTCTTCTGTCATCATCTTCGGTGCAAACTGACTCAGCACTTCAATACGATATTTACACTCCTGGATGATATCTGTTCTGTCTGCCGGTGCAAGATCCAAAGTTTCTTTCGTCTGCTTGATCTCTTTCTGAACTACTGCATCCTCTTCTGACTCAGATAAAATTCCCATTTTGTTAATTTCTGCATTTTTCAATGCTGCCAGTAAAAGTGAAAGTGTTTCCTTTTTTGGCTTATTTTTCTCTTTCATCGCTTTTACCATTTCTTTTCTTACTAACTCTTGTTTATCCATTTTTTGTCTCCTTTATAAGTTTCTTTATTCATAATAGTTTTGTATCTTTGTAAGTCTACAAAATCGGCAATGCAGTGCCGGTGGCATGTACTCGTTTTGTACCCATGTAATTTTATAAGGTTCTAAAACTTACATCGTAACAGGCCAGTGGGCAAAGAAGTTCAGTACCCATGTAATTTTATAAGGTTCTAAAACCTCAAATCTATATTCAATTTACATAGGCTTTAGTGAGTTTCCCTCACTCTTCGGTTGCTGAATCAACCGAGATATTTATATATATCTATCATTATTTATGTTTGATTATTGTAAAATTAAGAACTATCTATCTTCATGTATCTACTCCACAAAACTTCAATTTTATCCTTTATCATACTTTTTATCCAAAAATCCATGCATCATCAATCCAACACATGTACTACACATAACGAATGATGTATTATCACTACCTGTTATACTCTTAACAGAAAGTTCATTCAGATGTTCAATATCCTTACTACCACACCACAAACACTGGTGATCTTCCTCCACTGTTTCAAATCTATATTCACACTCAATGTCGTGATCAACCTCACTCATAAACATATCCATTGGTCGTGCAAATACATCTCCGTAATGAACATTACAACCGATCGCCTTGCCGTTATACAGTGATTCATAAATCACAAATGTTTCGCCGGTTTCCGTATGTTTTGCAAAATTCAAAACTCTGTACAAATATAAATTTTCATCAAACTCCAACTGCTCTGCTGTAACAGTCTCTCTTTTAAAATGTCTTACGACATCACCTATATGTATTCTCATTTCTGCCTCCATTATTTAGGTATTACAATCTTATGTTTTCCAGCAGAATTTCTATACACTTTAAATCCTGCACTCTTAATCTGCTCAATACCCTTGTTGTACTCAATAATCTGCTGCGCACATCCTCTTGAATAAATCGCCCACATTTCATCTAAGTTTTTCTCAAACTCTGATTTTCTGAGTGCAATATCCAACATGCTATTATCTTTATACTGAGATGTATTTTTATATGCATTGAGATAATCTCCAAACATCTCTTCAAATACTGACATACATACCTACCTTTCTAAATTCACGCCAACCGTTCCATCCCAGGCACAACCGCAAACGCCGAACTTATATCCTTTATACTGGAAATGTCCCAACCAATCACACTGCCATCCGTTAAAATCATTGGCTTCGCATCCTGTTGCTTCACAAAATATATCAGACGGAATATTTTTGATTTCTATTTTGTTGATTTTCTCTTCGATTAGTCTATCAAGCTCTTTCTCTAAAACTTTCTTGAATTCCTTGTGCTGGTATAAATAATCTATTTTCATTTTAACCTCATATCAAGCATTCTGAAATGCTGTCGTTTTCCCGTTTGGAATATTGCTTAATCCACATGTATGATTACCCTTGAAGTTACCACTTTTTCTATGTACATTTATAATATCGTCCATATCATAAGTATCTTTCTGGTTTTTCTCAACATACTTCTTCGCCAGTTTCTTTGTCGAATATCCCATTGAGCTGCATGTCTGTATGAACTCTTCACTATTCATTTTTATCGCTTCCTCACTTTATTATAGTTTGTTTATAGGAATTTTTAAGATTCCTTCATCTATAAGCATATTGAGAACTTCCAGAAGTTTTTCCTGAGTCTGTAAATCCCTTTCATTCTCAATTTCCTTATAATTATAGAAATCGCAAAATTCATATTTTCCCATACCGCCCCAACAATTCACATGGATATGAATTCTCCGGCGATAATATGGTTCATCATAAATTCCTATCCATATCTCGTTGTCGGTGCAAAACTTTCTATCTGCATCTGTTCCGATGCTCCGACTGATACACCATGCATTGATTACATTGTTTCGCCAAAACAGAGGCTCACAGATTTTTGATTCATCGCCAACTTCAAGTTTTCTGGCGGTTTTTAATGTTAAATTGTACTTATTTAGCACTTTTGCTTCTCGCATTGCTCTTTTACCCTTCTCTTGCCATAATTAAAACCGGCAACATCATCTGGATCAACAACTTTACAGAAATCTTTGACAATTTCATCAAAACTGTCATATTCTCCATCTAACAAAGAACTGGTAAGCTTACCATTTTCCTCTTCTATATACTCATAGTCATATTCTCCACCAGTGCCAATGATAACTTCACTGTAAATAGATTTCCACGCATTCCAAAAATCTGTTATAGCTGCAAGCAATTCACTTCTTTTTGCGGTTTTCTGTTTTTCGATTATTCCATCAACGAAATCCTGAAAATGTCCTGTCTTTCTGACGTTTATAAATTCTTTCTCTTTGGCTGGTTCTCCAAATCTTTCGACCACATAATCAATATCTTTACGGTTGTAATATCTGTACATATCATCAACACTTGTAATCATTGCTGTAGTCATCATTTCCGGCAAATCTTTACCTTCTATATGTACGGTATCGCCGGACTGCAGAACGCTTATAATCTCCGCAACCTGAGTATATGGCACGATTGTATTCGGATCAATTTCAACCTTTTTGAGTCCTTCATTTATAGCACCACCACAGAAACCACCAGGACGATAGCTGTCATAAAACATATAATACGTCCAGTTACTTTCTGGTTCATACCACGGTTTATGAATTGCGATATACCCACAAACAAGATCTCTTGATCGTTTTTCTCTTGCCATATATGTGTAATCTCTTTGCTTATTTTCTTTGTCGTAACTATACCCGACCATTTTCTTACCTCTATTTTTCAAACAATAGTTTACATGCTTCTTTGTTATTCTCAATAATATCAAGGATTATAGGATTCACATACAATCCCGGCAAATAGAACATCTTGTAATACTTTTCAAGAAAACCACAAGATATGCCATAATCGTGACATTCAATGTAGCACTGTATATCTTGCCATGCTTTTTCTTGATTGATGCATTTATCGCAATCCTTTTCTTCCTGATTACAATAATCTCCCAGTAATGGGCATTTTTCTTCAAGCCTCGTATATCTGTTACTCATTGCCAATCATACATGCAAAGCAACTACAGTCTAAGCATTCTCCATATCCTGTTTCACTGCATTCCTTTGCAGTTCCGCATAAATTCTTCGGAATCTTTCTCACGAAATAATCATTTTTTCGTAAAAGTGAAATTGCATCTTCTACTGCATTTTCAGTATATCCATTTTCATGAGCTTCAACTACGTTCTTCAAAAGCGAGACTCTTGTAAGTAATCCTACGCCACCAGGAACAGGAGTGACATATGTATCTGGGCGAAGTTTTTCAACTGACTCCCTATTTACATCTCCACACAATTTCCCGGCATCATCTCTGTTGATTCCAACATCAACGACAATCTCACAATTCGAACCAATATCTGCCCAATCAAGGAATTTTGCTTTTCCTATAGCTGATACAATCACATCTGCATCATTATTTGTTATCTGCATTTCATATCCATAATCTGTATGACTATTGCAACATGTAACCGTTGCACCACGATCAATAAGCATGTTTACAAGTGGTTTTCCCACAATTTCACTTCTGCCAAGAACAACAACATTTTTACCGCATACGTCATAGCCATTGAAATAAAGCCAATCAACGATTCCTTTTGGCGTGCAGCAATCAAATTTACTGTCTTGACGAAAACCATCAACATCTTTCTCTTTTGGAATGGCATTTTTCACATGCTCAACATTGATATGTTTTGGTAATGGCAACTGAACGATAATACCGTCTGCTACACATGTGGTCAATTCAATGTGATAAAGTAACTCATGTTCCTCAATGGCTTTATCAAGTTTGCTTACAATGCATCTAATCCCAACTTCTTCACAATCTTTAATCTTGCCTTTCACATAAGAATTAGAAGCCTGATTGTCACCGACTTGAATAATCGCCAAAACTGGCTTTTTCTCCATTCCCTTAATCTTCGTTTTCAGTTTATTCTTTACAAACTGAGCGTAATCTTTACATGTAACCATTGTTTCTCCTTTATTTATGTCTGTTTATATTATAACAAATTCACATCATTATAATACTGTTCCATTTCCTCTTCTGCCAAACCACAATACCTTAATGTAATCTGCGGACTTGAATGATTGAACATTTCTTGTAAATGGCATAAAAACAAAGCGTCATCTTTATGAGCTTTTAACTGCCAATAACCAAAAGTCTTTCTCATTGAATGAGTGCCGACATTATACTTGATACCTACAGCTTTTGCAGCATTTTTCAGAATAAGACCAGCCGGACGAACTTCTATATGTCCATCTCCTTTTCGACTACTGAAAACATATTCGTTTTTTGCCGGTTTTTTCTTTAAACCGTTATAATATTCAATAATGGCAGTTTTACATGATTCATTAAGATAAAATGTACGGAACTTTTCAGTCTTATCTTCTTTGACTGTAATTCCATTCATAATACTACCATCTTCATCGAAAATCTGACTCCATTTCAGTTCCAACAAATCACTCGCTCTAAGTCCTACATTGATTCCAATAACAAACATTAAAGCATTACGATACTGTTTTTTCTCTACGAAATGGTTATACATCAGTTCCAGATCCTCCTGAGTACGGAACGGATATACTTCCTGTTTTTCGCCAACTTTATAATTTTTCTTGTAGTTACCTTTCTTTTCAGGTTTTTCAACTACTTCTAAAGTCTTCTCTACTGTCGGGAAATTGATGATTCTTGCAGATGTTCCATCAATAATATATCCTTCCATAATACTGCCCCTTTCTGCTATTATGGCTTACTCTTCGTCTTCAAGACCTTTCTTTAATGTGTCAATCCATTTCTTTTTGTTCTGATAAGAAGTATCAGACATTGAAATAAATTCAATGAATTTTGTGATTACATTAACCGTATTTGACACTGCAAGCATATAAATTTTTCTTTCATTTTTTCCTTCCAGTGTAATATACTCTTCTTCCTGGCAATCTGAATAATCAAATCCAAAAAAGCTACCACTTGCTACTGTATGATGCCCCATGAATACGATCTGCCATGCTTCCCGGCGTTTATCGTCTATCTTCATCTGGAACTCAAACATTTCTGATTCTGCATTACTGTGATGGTATGCATCGTTTGGATCAAACTTTGAATTGAGCTTGTCCACAATTCTGTTAATCATATCAAAGTCTGGGTTAATTGTTTCCTGTCTGTTAATCGAATACATCTTTTCACTCCTTCGTATTTGTTTTAGCTTTTCTTTACAATATATATACTATCATACTTTTATAGCTTTTGCAAGCATTTTCTTTATTATTGTTTGTTTAAAGTTGTGTGATTTTTTATTTGGGACGATTTTTACATCGCCCCGTTTAGATAGAAAGGTTTTTAGTAATAGCCGTAACAACAATAACCAGCTATTACAGTGGAGATGGGGGGAGTCGAACCCCCGTCTTAAACACGTACTAATTATATAATCTTTTACGCAATACCATTCATTCGGGCATCTTGTTTTGAAACGGTTGCCCCAGTGAATCAGGTAACTACTCCGTTTTTGGGTTTGTAAAGGTTTCTTACAACGTCCACCACTCTGTTGTTTTTTGAAGAGTCAACTTGCAGAGAAAACATTCTCCTTTTGGATATTAGCTCTTAATACAGCCTGTTACCAATATCCCAATCTCACAGACTGATATAGCTTACGCTACCATTCTTAATTCTTCAGCGTTTATTTTAAGTGTGACTATTAGGTAGTCACTCCTGCGAATTATATCCGTTCCATGCCCAATCGAATCCAATTTCATCCCCTTATGCTTTTCTGATGTATAGCTCATTGATTTTCTCTTTGAAAAGATCTTCATATTTCCCCGTTACTTTTCCGATTCTCTTTAAGAACCATTCACGGATTTCCTGGTTGCTCAGTTTGGTTTTTGAAAGTACAGAAATCCAAAAAGTATTTACACTATGTTTATAATCAATGGAAATGTCAAAATGTCTAAGTTTTCCACCAACCAGCTCGAAAGAACCATGTTCTGTCAAATACTCTATAACAAGTGCCGGTTTTAACTCTCCATTTTCATCTGCTGCAACACAACTACCATATCCCACTGGAATTTCAAGACCTTTTTCGATGCTCCACTCTTTGTTGGCAACGTGAAAATAATACTCTGTATAATCACTATATTTCTCAAACAAAGACTCCGGCGATTCATTAGTATACCCTCTAAAAACAGGTTCTTGATCCATATCCCACACATGGTATATATTTGCATAGTATTTTTCGCTATGCTTTTCTTCCTCTGGTCGGTTAAGTTCAATTAACTTTTCCCATTTACTACGATATTTCCACTGAACCTCATTCCCAAAACGTCTGATATCAATATCTTCCATATCTGGTAGTGAGTCATTTTCATCAATCAAATTGAGACATTCAGAAATTTCCTCATCGGAAAGACCACACTTTTTCAAATATACAGCATTGTCTTCTCTGCAAAGCTGATATTCTGTCATATTGCTGCGCCGTTCTTCTTCGACTTTCTTCTCTTCTTTCCTTCGGTTAAATTCATCCACCGAAACTTTCCAAGAATGAAAAATATTATCTTTTCGCTCAACAATATATAATGGAGAATCTGGATGCTTTTTATGGTAATGTTCAACGGTTGACCGTAATACTAAATACCCTCTGTTAATCCACTCTCTAATACCAGCATCATCTCCAATTCTGATATTAAGGTTCGGATCAATATCTTCTTTTTTCTCCGTAACCGTATATAAATCAACATAGTATTTTCCATAACCAGCGTATGTATTGATTTTGCCAATCAATATATTCATAAAATTGTCCAGCTTATCAACAACAAATACTATCTCGTCTTTTACAAAGTCTCTTTCCACACTCCTGAATGCTCTCATAATTTATCTGCACTTTCTTTTGAATTTCCGAGAACTAAGCAAAGATTCCTCTCAGTTCTGCTCCCGGAATGAATTTTGGTAATACATTTGACTCGATTTTAATTCGTTCAAGTGTGTTTGGATCTGTACCCATTCGTGATTTCGTTGTCTTTTTCTTAAAAGTACCAAAACCAACGAACTTTACACCATCATAATACTTGTAGGCATACTTGATACCTTCAAGCACAAGGTCAACGGCACTTTCAACCTCTTTTTTAGATTTTCCAGTAGTGCCACTGACCACATTTATAAATTCTTTCTTATTTAACATTCATGCTCCTGTTCCTGTGTTAGCGAACAGATGTAGCAATCCACCTCAGAATCCATAAAATATTTTTCTATGATTTTGCTTACTATCGACCAATCGCCACCGGCTAAATCGCAACCAATTTTATACGGAAATCCGACACTCTTTTTATATTTGGCTGCGGTTTTTGCCACCGTAGCAATCGCCTTTTCAAGTGCCACATAATCTGTCTGGCAGAATCCTCTACCATAGCCATCCTGACCAAACAGATTTGCAACAACTTTTCCGTCATTACAATTTACGAATAATGTTCTTCCAAGTAAAATATTTTCATATTCATCACAAAACTCTTTGTACTTTTTGAATACTTCTGGATAAGTTCTTTTAATCTGAAATGCAATTCCTGCACCCATCACACCTTTACAGTTTGTCTGATGACAAATTATATCTACTTTATCCTGTTTTAATAAATCTCCAACTATATTGTAAATCATAATGTTTTGTCCTTTATTTTTGTTTGTTATGTGTATGCAACAGTAATACCTGCTTCTTCAAGTCTTTCTTTTAATCCAAAGTTCATTGTGCTAACTGCTGCAATCCCGATTTTTGCATCGAATACGTTTGTGATCTTCTTAACCATTGTGGCAGCTTCTACATTGTCCTCTGCCGGAATTTCATATCTCTTGCCACCATTTATAATGGATAAATAGAACTTCTTTTCGCCTGTTTCATCGTCTTTTCCCAGACCATAAGAAAGTCTGATATCGTCTGACGTAAATTTAATAACTTGATTTCCAACCTTGATATCAATGCCGTTTGCTGCAACAACTTCTACCTTTTCCAGTTTATTGTATTTCGCAACCAGATATCTCACATATCCATCTGTAAGTGTAAGGGTGCTTGTTACGTCAATGGCTTCGTCCAGCTTTCCATTTTCATTGAAATACTGCTGACAACTCATGATCTTCTCCGCATTCGGATTTGTGCATTTGAAAGATCCCGGAATAATGATACCGCTAGTCTTTACTACGAAATGCGGTAAAGCTGCTCTCTTTTCTGCCTCTTCCTTCTTTTTCAGTTTATTCATTGCAACCTGTACGAATTTGTTTAAAACCTTGATACTCTCGACAGAATCAAAAGATACTACGACCGGCGTACCGATGACATCTTTGTTCTTTACATTTGATCCGACTTCCTGCTGCGGAATATCTGAAAATGTAATAAGCACTTTCGGTGAATCTTTGACATCTGCCACACCGATAGCGACATCTCCGTTACCACAATCAATAACAGTATTTGAGCTTAATACTTTTGTTTTTGTCTGGATTAACTGTTTAATCATCTTTCTTCTCCTTTACACTTCTATAACTTTATTATGGCTTATTTGAGATATGAAACCATCATGCAACTTCTTTTCCGCATCACTCCTGGCTTTAACCGCATCGTCAAGCTCATCAAAATAACCCAAGCTATACGTTTTCCCTTTGAAAGAGATTCTTGCATACCATTGTCCCATTCCTGAATGGAAAGAAACGCCGGTAACACCAGAAGTGTTATTTTTCTGCATACGCTTGTTTTTAATCCGATTCAAGTTCGTGCCTGACATTTCATATCACCTCGTTTCTGACTATAGTATATCATGTTTTCTTAATTTGTCAACCATTTATTATGGTTTAATTATAAAATTCTTTGTATTCTGTAGAACCGGCACTATTATCGAACCGATCATACACTATCATCTTCAATGCTTCTTTTGTTACATCTGATGCAACAATTTTTTCAAAGTCATCTGATTCCAGTCCATCATTATTATACAGCTCTTCAAGAACTATATCTTGTATAGATCTACGTTCTTCAAATACTTTATTTAGTGTTACAAGAATTGTATATGCACGTTCTTCTTTTGTCCCACCATGATATTCTGCCACTTTCAATAGATACTGAGCATCTTCAAAACCCCAGTCCATAGAATACTTGTCTTGAAACTTCTTTACACTTTTAGAATCCGGCTCAAATGATGAATCGTCTTCTTCCGGGATTGACTCTTCAATGACAAGTGGCTTTGAATCTGGTTTTGTGGCACTCTTTTCTGTTTGGTTGGACTTTTTTACTGCCACCACTAAAATAATAGCAAGTAACACTAGGGCAACCAAAATAACAATTATGTGGGCAATCGTGCGTTTCTTCTCATAATCACGCTCTTTTCCTTTCTTATGTATTGTCATAACACCCTCCTACTCGTATATAAACATCATAAGCACAAGAGCCAATCTGATGCATACGTTTTCTTCTTTTAAGATACGTGCTGCTTCTTTCTTATCCACAAGTAATACTTCAATTTCTTCTGACGCTTCTTTGTATTTGTCAGAAATTTCGCCAGTTACCTTGCCTACTACAAGTGTGCAAGTTTCGTCAGTCATTCCAGCACTTGAATAACCGCCCTTATTGCCAATCGGTAAATCCGTAACTTCAAGCGTCAGCCCTGTTTCCTCATGCATTTCTCTTATTGCTGCATCACAAACGCTTTCTCCATCGTCAACAAGTCCAGCCGGAAGTTCATAGATATAATCGCCAATTGCATATCTATACTGGCGAATCAGCACCATTTTATTGTCTTCTGTCAATGCGCAAATTGCCACAGCATCCACTTTGTCATCATGATTTACCGCTTTTAGTCCATCAACTTCTTTTGCTCTGGAAGCAACCAAATATCCAATCTGATCTCCTGACTCTGTTTCTGCATGAACTTTATACAGATTCAGAAACTTTTCATTTGTAAGTTTTTCTGCCGCTATTGTCTTACCCATAATTGTATTCCTTTCAATTTTCTTCCATATATTCAAAATGTGCCATTGGTTTCATTTTAAATTCATTCATCATATGTAAACATTCGATATTACGCTGTTTTGGAAGATCATCAATCTTTCCTGTTCTAATATATTCGTCCAACATATCATACGAAAATCCAAAATTTTCTTCATCAGTTTTTCCGCACAAACCATCTGTAGGGACTTTATTAACCAGTCGTTCCGGCAATCCAAGCTCTTTTCCAATCGCTTTCACTTCTGTCTTTGTTAAATCTTCTAGGGGCGAAAAATCTCCTGCTGCATCTCCATATTTTGTACTGTAACCAACATAATTTTCAGACAAATTACATGTATTTGCAACACGCCCGTCAATCGACTGAGAAATTGCATACAGCATTACCATTCTTACTCTAGCCGGAATATTTATTTCTGTCTGATTAGAAACTTTAATTCCACTTTTAATGTACATAAGAGTCAGCATATCCTCTACAGTATTACCAATATCAATAACACAATGTTCAATTCCCAGATGTTCACATAACTCATAAGAATAATCAATGTCATCCTGGCTGTTCTGTGGCATTAACACGCCGTATACTCTTTCTTTTCCTAATGCTTCCACACATAATGTAGCTACTACAGAAGAGTCAACACCTCCACTGATTCCAATTACAGCTTTACACTGATTCCCATTTTCTTTGAACCATTCTCTGATCCACTCTACACATCTATCTTTTACTTCTTTTGCATTGAAATTCATTATCAATTATTCCCTTTCTTATATTCTTTTTCCACTATTACAGCTATAATAAGCAACTTTCCCATTGTCTTCCAAATATCCAACGAAACGGTTAAGTAAAATCTTTTCTTGATTCATTCTCCAATCAATTGATTTTTTCAAATAATCCACATACTCTGGATTCTTACACATTCCCTTTCCTTCAACATCGGAAATTTTAGCCACATCCTGACCATTGCATTTTGTAGTCTTCATAACGATATTGAGCGGACTTACGCAAGTATCATTTGACAAATATGTGCCGATTCCGAATGCGACTTTTGCTTTCTTTGAGAAATGTCGGCAAATCTTATCTGCTCTCTCAAAATCCAGCGAATCAGAGAAAAGCAATGTTTTTGTTTTTGTATCAATTCCCAGTTTCTCATAGTGTTCAATCATTTTCTCACCCCATACCATCGGATCACCAGAATCATGACGAACGCCGGAAAACAGTGTTGCAAATGTAAGCTGAAAATCTTCCAGAAAACAATCAGTTGTGATTGTATCTGTCAGTGCTGTGCCGTTCAAGACTCCATATTCTTTAACCCATGCGTCAAGTGCATACCAATTGGAATATGCTGGATTGTGCTTATGATTTCCCTGTCCTACACACATAATCCATTCGTGCGCCATCGTTCCAACTGGCGTAACTCCGTACTTTTTCGCAAGAAATACGTTTGAAGTGCCAATAAATCTTGATGCACAATGCGCCGTATCATTCAGATGTGAAAACTTCTCAACAACAAGTTCCTGTGCTTCTGCAGATAATCTCCGGCGAAGTCCAAACTCTGAAAATGTGCCACAATACCAATGACCATTGCGAAGATTTACATATTTGTCATCCAGTCTTTCCTTGAAACTGCTTAACAGTTCGTCATAGTCATACTGCATTCTGAAATACACTTCATTTACGATAGCCAGTGTCGGGATTTCGTACATAGAAGTATTGAGCCATGTACCGGCGGTTTCAATGACAAGTCCACATTCTGCATCATCTGTGATTGTGAAATCTTCATATCGTGGTTTCCAAAGTCTCAGAAAATCAATGTAAGATCCTTTAATCCATTTGATACCGTCCAAATAACTCAGTTCGTCTTCCGTAAACCGCAGCTCACAATATGCTTTAATCTGCTCTCTGATTTCTTCTACCATTTCTTTTGTGAAATGTACGTCTTTGTTCCGACATTTGAAACTCCATGTTGTCTTGTAGTCTGAGAACTGATGATAAATCGCCTGTCCCATGCTGAATTTATACAAATCGTTCTCTAATAAACTTGTTACGATTCTTTCTAACTTCATAATTTTCTCCTTTTAGATTTTACACTCTGTCAAAATTTCTTTTGTCAAAATGTTTGAATTTTCAGTTGCTAATTTATCCAAACGTTCCAAATCAAACTCGCTTCCTTGAAACTTGAATTGAATCCATTCAGGCTCATACTCTCTCCAATCAAGCCACGACTTCGGATTATCCTTACCTAAAACTTCTTTTACCATTTCCAGAAGTCTTTCTCCGGCTTTCTTAGATTTCACAAATCCGCTCAAATCATAACCAATTCCTCTTGAACTCCAATACTCTCCGTATTCTGGTTTTGGATCTGGCTGCACCCATTGATGACATGGGACTCCATTTCTCGGATGCTCTTGTACCTCTGGATATTCAAAAATATCTTTTCCATGAGAATCCTTTTTACCAGTGCAATATCCAAATGCAGATTTCGTTACCTCATCACTTAACACTACAAAACTTTCTTTACACTCTCTGCAAGTGCCTAATGCCGTTCCTCTACCACTTACGTTTCCACTCCTTGCGGAATTACACCCACATTTCGGGCAACCATATTTCTGATAATCAGACCACTTAATTGCTATCATAATTTTCTCCCATCTTGATGCCATATATAGTGTATTCATCAATCATAGTGTCTATATATAGTATATATTTCACAATAAAAAACTAATTTTATTTATTCTTCATACACCTGTAATGTGCCATCTGCATTATATAATGGTGTTACGCCAAAACTATGACCACCTTCCTCAACAAAGTATTTTACTTTTGTATCGTTTGCATATACAACTCGATATGTTCTGTTTACTCCCCACTCTGTTATAACTGTAAAATACCCATTACAAAGACTTTTGTTTGTATTACTTTGGTTGACTGTTTCTTGATAGGTTTTCCCACATGCCATACAAACAAAGCAAACTATCAATATAATTACCACAATACAAATCACTTTACGAATTCCTTTCATTTCCTTTTAAACTCCTATTTTCTTAATTATGACCTTTAACATACCGCCATTTATGGCGGTAAGATTAAAGATTTTCGATTTCTGCAAATCTGATTTTGAAAAGCGGGCGAACACCATAAGAAAAAGAGGCGCCGTCGTCGGTCGCATAACCGGTGTTGGCCACAAAAGCGAAGGAAGTCGCACTCCTCACACCACGGTTTTTCAACCAATACCATTCAAGTTCATCGTTCCTAAATGCAATTCTGTTTCTTCTCTTTTTCATCGGCTCGAACTGTTTTACGTCATCAGATTCTTTCTCGCCATATTTATTAACACCGAAAATTTCTTTTTCGGTTGGAATTCTAATCATGTTGTTACCACCAAAAGAAACCATAACATTTTGAATTTCATCGGGAAATAGTTTATACAACTCATTATTTAGCATATCCATCAAATTATCATTCATAGAGTATGCCTTACTTAAACAGTCTTCAAAAATAAAGACCATTCCATCCGCTTCTTCTTTGACTGCAAGTGCTGTCACACTTTCTCCATTTTTTAAAGCAAACGAAAACTTATCTCCCACTTCATACTTTCTTTTGTTTTTATTTGTTTTATCATTGCGTAGAATTTCCATTGTCACTTTTATAGACTCATCCATATTTAGATTACAACCAATAGAAAAACTTTTTGTTTTTTCATCTAATCTGCAAAAATCCTTCTCTGCTGTTGTCGGAACTTCTTTATATAAATCCTTATTACCAATAATTATCTCTCCGTCAAATGATAACAAAAACTCAACCTGTCCTGTAGGTGATAAAAATATTTCTCCTCGTTCATCCTTAAATAATTTCATTGTACTATCTCCTTTATTATTGTTTGTTTATTCTATTTTAACAGCATGGCAACTTTTTATTGCCACGCCGATTATTTTTAACAAAATGGAATCTCATTTTCCAGGTCATCCATGAAATCGTCTGTCAATGGAGTTTTTGACTCAATCATCTGTTCATCGGATTCATCTTCATTTTCTTCTGTATCTTCCGGCTCTAGTTCTTCTGTATCATCGCTGTTATTTTCTGCATCCAGTTTGAAATACTCTCTAAAATCCTTGTTCATGACAGAAATTCTACCTTCTACTTTTTCTTTTTTAATAGATCCAGTAGAACAATACTGCGCATATGCACAATCCGGGTTGTACTTATCTGCAAAAATTTCAAACCACTTATAGAAATCTTCCGCTTTAATACCGTTATTGATTGCTTCATCTGCCATATAAATGAAAATTGGAATATTCACAATCTTCATAAATTTTTCTTTTTGGTCGAAAGCATTTTCCAAATATTCAATGATACCAAGTAAACGCTCACGTTTTTCATCTGAATAGGAATCATGCAACGATTCCGCATATTTTGTTACCTGACCTTCTGCAATAGAAACCAGTTCGTAATCTCCATCTTTCATATCAAGTAACATCATAGCCTGTAACAATGTTTTTTCATCTGCTGCTCTACGATACTGTGCAAGTGTGAAATGGCAAACATCTTCAAAGAATTTGCCGGATAAAATCTTTTTTACAAATGCTGCAAGTTCCATACCAAGTTTTACGTTTGCAATCTGTGTTTTACTAAGGTTTGATCCGTTATTTAATCTAAAGAACATTTCCTCGATTTCTTCATCTGTACATTCTTCCAGATTATAAATTGTGAATGTATATGAAGTAATCATCTGCTGAATTTCTTCCGGCAGTTCTGAGAATTTAAGTCCGGCAAGTTTATATTCGTCCCCATCAATTTCAACATCCGGCGTTTCCTCATGTAATGGAAATTCATCGTTGATGAAACTGAAAAGGCTGCGCAATCTGTGCTGACCATCAATACAAGAATAGTTAGATACTGGTCTGTTTTTTGCATCTCTTGTGCCTTTGTTTTCTTTTGTCATGTAGAATGGTGGGATCACAAAACCTACAAGCATTGAGTGAACCAGTAAGCTCTTTTTCAAATCATCCCACATTCCATATCTTCTCTGAATAGGACAATCAAAATCAAGAATACCTGATTTCTCATACATTTTCTTTACCTGTGCTACATTATAAGGGATTGTTGATTTTTTCATTTTTAATACCTCCGTGAATTTTTTATTAGTTGTGTTTTTCTTTATATATAAGATACCATATTTTTATAATCATGTCAACATTTATTTTGGTTTGTTTATAAGTTTTTTGCAAGGCATCTTCCCCAATATGGATCAAGTATTTCTTCAAACCCTAATCTAGTAGTGAGAAAATGTTTATATACTTTCTGTCTTCTTGCATCTGAACCATATACAATGATTCTATCGCTTTCATACATATGCTTATCTATAAATTCACGAACCATTTTAAAAGCCCACAATAATCCATCAACACCACATTTCCCAGTTGTTGTCATATCTAAATCACCGTAACCGTCACTATTAAGCCACTGCCTTAAAACTTTCTTTTTATTAGCAATGGCAAAAGCAACTGCATAATCATATCCACTTCCTATTTCATGTCTATAGTTCTTATCAAAACAGATTACCGCCGATTGTCCATTAGATAGTTTTGTGTATTCTATCCATCGCATATTTTCTCTATCATATGTCAAACCAATTTATTCCCCTTTTGCACGTTGCATTTTCTGCACATTGTCTGGTAATTTTCAAGCGTATTCTTGCCACCTTTGGAAACTGGGATAATATGATCTTTTGTCATCATCACTTCTTCCCCGTCTTGGTCTACTGCATACAGATTCAAATGATATCTTCTTGCGTTCGGATTTTTCTCTTTTGCAAAATATTTACCTTCAATTCCACACCGGCAACACTTAATTCCTTTTGTGAAAAACGTCTGATATCTCTGACTATTTGCTTTAATCATATCTCCATCCATATCAACGAATGTCTTTTTCTCTTCAAAGAGTCCGTCTTTTACGGCGTTATACACTTCATCAATGGAATATATTTCTTTCCTTATGTATGGTTGTTTCTTTACGATACTTTTTGATCTCCCCATCTTATCACATAACCTTCTTCCGTTTTTTCTTTGTACATGAGGTTCTGCAGCATATTACTATCCACTCCAAAACGTTCATATAATTCATCGTCTGTTAAATCCTGATCCTTCATAAATAGATTCAATTTATCTTTCACAAGAATCATTTTTAACAAATTGCTTTCAATACTATTCTCATAAGTTACAAAATACACTTGCTTGAATTCCGTTGAAGTATAACGAATAAAGCGGAAATAATACTGACTCATGCTAGAGTTGTTCCAGTGCAATTCTGGAATAATACACTTATTCACAAAATCAATATTCATACTTGCAGATAAGCTCTGCTGTGTGCTTATCAGAATTCCGTTTGTTGTTTCTTTTAACTCTTTGACAATTTTCTTTCTCTGTTTCAATGTAGTTTCATTTCCAGTAATCACAAATACAGGTCTGCCCGGAAACGCTTTTCTGATTTCCTTTGCATATGCATTTACTACTGAAATATGACGCACACCAATAGCGACTCTTTCATCAGAAAATTCGTCTAAAAGTGATAATACAGTTTTGAATTTCTCTGGCATTATCGACTGATTGTACTCTCTCAACGTCTGAGGCGCAGCGCAAATCTTTAAAAGTGCAAGCAACTGATTCAAAATTTTCAACATTGCATCTTTCCGGCTGTTCCCAGTTTTCGCAAACAGATATTCCATTTTATAGAACTCGTCCAATGCAACCTTATACAAACGTTTCTCTTCTTCTCCCATTTCACAAGCAATCTGTTTAATCTCGTAAAGCTGTTTGCCAGTAATTTCTTCAAATGTACGTGTGATAATTGTCTTATCAATCATCTGTTTCAAAATGTCTGCATTAAGAATATCTTGTGTGAACTGAGATACGCCAAATACAGTGATTTTCTCTGGAATATGACTCGATGCAAATAACTTACTACCCTTACGATATGCTGGATATGGCTGTAAATAATATTCATTTATCTGGTCTTCCAGTTCTCCATCTTTGTTACGTTCCATAATATACTCACATTCAGACAGCATATTGATAGAATTGTTGTACAATAATTCAAACTGAGGATAAATTTCAGTGATATTATTCCTTGTGCTTGTACCCGTCATCAGTGTTTTGTACTTCAACCGGCGAAAAGCATTTAATACGGCTTTTGTCCGTTTGCTGTCCTGATTACTCATATTATCCGACTCATCAAAAATCAAAACAGCTTTCTGGCAGATTGTTTTTACATATCGCTTGATAAATTTATGATATTTACACATCATATTTAAAGTGATAATTACAAACTGACTTTCTTTGATATTTTGAATATCTGCAAGGCTTTCAATCATAACAAAATCAATACCGTACTGATCCAATACATCCTGCCAGTTGTTCTTGATTGAGATTGCCGTACTCACAATAAATACATTTTTCACATGATCGTGTTGCAAACGATATTTACCTATTGCAATTCCGGCGAATGTTTTACCGCTTCCCTGTTCCCACTGTATGAAGCTATACGGTTTCTGAATAAATAGATTCAGATCCGCTTTCTGAGCATCATTCAGCTTTATAGCTCTTTCATCATCCGTCAATGTGAACTCATCAAGCCACTTTGCTATTTTTTTGTTTGGTTGCATTTCAGAAAATGGCATATTCTGGATATCATACATCTTTCGCTTTCTATTCACGATCTTATCAATCCATTTTGACTGAAAATGTCCCATTGAAAAGCCTTGCAACACAACATCATTTATAGATGTAAAATCGCCATTATACTCAAATGTATAATTGTTTTTAATAATTCTACCAGTTCTATCAAATCCTGGATTCTGTGAACGTAACGCCATTTTTAAATGCTTAATAACGTCTTTCGGCTTGATTTTAAGTTGTTCCCATTCATCCCATTTGATATGATCCGGCTTTTTCTGTGTCGTATATCTATTGACATATTCACAACATTCTGCATACTGGCTGCATGTTTTCGGATTTCGTTTGATATCATACAGAAGTTTCTCAACCTTAAAGCTCCACGTTTCATCGTCTTTACTATTTCTTACAGTTTCCAGAAAAATCTTGTTTTTAATCTGTTCTCTTTCTTCTGTAATAGGCTTTAAATACTGCTCCCATACTTCATCGGAAGTAACGCCGGAAAGTATCTCTGTACTATATGGAACTTCTTTCGTATATTCAGATTTTTTCTGAAAGAATACTATTTTGGTCTTGTAGTTTTCAACACCCAAATGCTTAAAAGTATTCTTGTCAAGCTCTACCTGGCAGATAAAATTAAAATGCTCATTCATTCCGTCAATCATGCCACCATCAGAGAAATCATCGGCACAAAACGACATAGGCACGATAATAGCCATAATTCCGGCTGGTTTTAACAGTTCCGCAGCTTTCAGACAATAATAATATTCTGACAAATAGCTGCTGTCATCTTTTCTCCATCTCAGATTATACGGTGGATTTCCCAGAACATAATCAAATGTAACTTTCGGCTCATAAAAACGAATATCTGTATTTTCCAGTTTTGCATCTGGATAAAGATATTTTGCTACTCTGTACGGCTTCCCATCTAATTCACAACCGTAGAAATTCGATTCAACCGGCGCACAACTGATAAATGAACCATGCCCGCAAGTAAGATCTGCTATCAAATCAGTTTTTGAAATATGTAAGCAATTATAAATCCATTCAACCAGCTTATAAGGTGTAAAGAACTGTCCTTGCTCAATATCTGCTTTCGCCCTCTGATAATCATAGTAACTATCATAGTTGTTAAACTCTAAACCATGAAGCCCACCTAATCCAGTATATGCATTGAAAATATCATCTTTTGAAATACCCGTTTCTACTTCTGGCAGATCGTTATTTACAATATATTCAATTTTTGTATTGATATCTTCCCTCATTTCCTGTGGGATTACTTCATTTGTGCATTTATACTTCATGACTTGTATATCTCCATTCAATTACATTTATTATCGTGCTACCATACCGGCAAAATGTAAAACCTTCATTTACTGTATATGTATATAATGCTTTGACTTCTACAATTTCATCATAGCAATTCTTGATTTTAACATCATAAATTCCACATTTATCCGGCAGCATTTCACTGACCTTATGCCATTTATAGTCGTGCATATGATTCCTCCTAAATAAGTGTATAACCACACCATTCTCTTGCGAATTTACGGCAAAATTCTGCATCTGTAAAAGTAACATCAATCCTTCCATTCTTGAAGAGTTTGACATGCTTGACTCCGACCTCTGGTGCTGAAAATCCATTCTGAAAATCATCCTCTTCAAGTCTTATAGAATAAGAGCTATATAGATGATTCAGTGAATAAACTTGTGTTTTTTCTCCATATGTATTAAATGCCAACGCATCAATAAAAGCACGTAACCATTCTGTACTACCGAAATTGTAATAATCAAAATATTTATCTTTGCTACAATAACCGCCTGTATATGTGAATTTATTACCTTTTACTTTAATTTCCCATGTATCACAATAGCCGTTGTAACATTTTTCTTTCAATTTATCTTTTACTTCTTTGATAGCCTTTTCTTCAAAACTCATACCGCCTAACTGGTCAAAAATTTTGTCAAGCACTGCATGGTAATCGATGAAGTCAACAACAAGCTCTTTGATAGGATCTGAGTCATTGTATCTGTAATATTCTCTATCCAGATCATATCTATCAAAATTGTTTTCAAGTTGCACATTATACTTATTTGAAAAGTAACTGAAAATACCACTTATATAACTATTTTGAACATCAGAAAGCGATTTTGGGACACCAAAATTCCCGACTAAAAAAGAAGAATACTTGTAATTTTTGCGGTCTTCTTCTGAATATGATTCATTTTCTGCCTTATAGATATCATAAACAGACTTGTAAACTGCAATCGCTCGTTTATATAATTCTTCTCTGTGAGTCAACCAGGCTTGATCTTCCTGGCTGATTCTGTCAGATTTCTTAATTTGAAAGTTTCCGAATTTATCTGTAATTCCCATTTTGTATTCCTCCATTTATTTATGCTTGTTTTAAGTATGGGCTAACACCATAATAACTTGTAATCTCATCAATTCTACTGTTTATGGTATCAATATCCATTTTCTTAAAAAGTTCTTTCATTTCCTTAATTGCTTCTGTCTTGTTCTTGCCGGTTGCCATCCGTAAACCACATTTTATAGATGAAATAGCAATTTTACCGTCTGGCGTTTCATGAATAAACATTTCTATACCATGATATTCAATTTTACTGCCCATTGCTGGTACATACTCTTTCCCTTTTTCTGTACCCATAAGCACATAGAACTTTTCTTTCTCTGCTTCCGGCTGCTTTTCTGGCTTCTTACGTGTTTTATATTCAACTGCATCCTGATAGTCACTCTTCTGTACACTATCCAAAAATGCCATTGTATCTCTATTTGTGTTTGGCAGCTTTAAACCTGTTACACACTGAAATACTTTTCGACTTGCTTTATTATCTGTATGTAAACGTGCTTTTAACTCTTCTCTACATAATGACTTTTCGATATTATCAATACAAACCAGTAATTCAAAAGCTCGTAAAGGGAAACGAAATTCGCCGTATACATCAAGATAAATACGTTCAACTAAATTTCCTCTAGTTGTACCATTATACATTTTAGAAGTTTCTGCAAGCCAGATTTTAAATTCTTTTTTCTCGGCTTCGGCTCTCTCTTCTTCTTTTCTGGCTGCTTCTTCCACTTTTCTCTGTTCTTCTGCAGCTCTTTCTTTCTCCTGGTTTTCTGCTTCAATAAAAGCATTTACAGATTCCTCAGAAACAAGATCATGTTCTATCAGATAAATACAAAAATCATATTCTGTTTTCGTGATGTCATTATAAAGGTTGTCCCATGCCATGCGATACGATTTCTTAACAGTGCCATTTCCTCTTACTTCATCGGCAACTTCCGGCTTTTTACCATTTCTCAGACCATAAAGCATAGCATCTTTTCTTGCCATAATACCATTACTATATCTAAATACTTTATCTAGGCAGCTCTCAATTTTTGCTTTCTGTAAAGCTGTCTTATTATCTGTGAAACCTAAATATGATCCATTGTTTTCTAACTGATTTTTCATGTATTTGTTCCTCCCTTAACTTATAATCCTATTATACATTATAAGTTGTGTAATGTCAATCTTTATTTACGTTTGTTTATAACTTTCTGCGTACTTCTCTGGGCGTGTTGTTCTGTCAAATCCAAAATATACGCCAATTCCAGGAACTTCATTCAAGATCCTTTTCTGTTCTTCGGTTAAATCAATATAACCAACGACTTTATGATCTTTCCAAATTGCGCATTTTTCCATAGCTTATTTCCCTCCTTGTTCCTTCCTTAATCATCATACAAAGACTTTATTTTCACATCTTGATTGATAACCGATCCCCAGTTAATACAATCTAAATTGAAAAGAATCCAACTTTCACAATCGTATGAATAGAAATCACATAACTCGCTACCATCTTCACACTCCAATATATTAGATAGTGGTAATCGCATTTCCCAAAATGCTCGTTCTGTCAAATGAAAAGCATCGTAATCTTTCGATAACTTTTTCCAGTCAATTACTTTTTCTTTAAACAAACTGCTATACTCACTATTTTCATATTTAGGTTTTGCATATTTTCGCATCAATCTATGATAATCTTCTACTGTGTCAATCGTGCAAATTTTGGCTTTTCTGCTCAATTTAAAGCTGACCGCCATGCTGCTATACTTATCAAGCATAAACCCTTCACTCGCTACCCATCTTAACCAATCAGACGGATATCCTCCATTATGAAGTAATGTAGAACCCCATAAACAACCGGCTGGCTTATTGATACATGATAATCTATCGGCTATATGTGAACCATATGCTTCTGGATCATTAAATAATTCTCTGCATATTTCAGATCTACCGGCAACTAAAATTCTTGCTGACATTGAAAACCCTCCTACTGAATACGTTTTAACATCATACCGTTATCGGAAGATCTCAACGCCTGACCAACTTCTAATGCTGCCATATATGACCGTGTAAAAATACCCTTACACTTTACATAGTCAATCGGATTCCCTTCTAAATCTATCAACTGAAATAACTTTCCTGTACTTGTTTTATGAATGCTCTTGTCTTTTTCCATTTTCCAATCTCCTTTAGTAATTTATTTCTTTCAGATATTCTTTTTCGGAATATATAGTTGTTGCATATCTTTCTGAATCTGTAACAATAAATATTTTTCCTAATATGGTTTGATAAATCCCACGGACACGATCATAGCCATTTTCTACCGCATCATCATTTATTTTCGAGTCCAAACGGTCTACCATACCCCAATCCAAATTATAGTACCTGTCAAGTGCTTGTTTTATCTGCCTATCAAATATCTGGTTACGTTCTAAACAACAACCAATATATTCACTATATTTAACCGGCACTCTTTCCAGGTCATACATTGCATCAAATAAAGCGTGATCCATTATAAAAATCCCTAAAATAGCAATAGCCATAATAAAAAACGCTATATGCATTATCTTTAAATCATAATCTCCCGGAACTGCTTGCCCCACTAATGTATAATTGTCTGAAATACCAGCAGCGATAAAAGTTAATATACCGCCTATAATGCCACTTACTACAGTGATTGTTTTTGTTGTGTCATATAAAACCCTTGCTGTTCTTGCTGTCATCTCTCTATATAAAGAGTGGGCGTTATTCCCACTCTTTCATCTTCCTTTCATTTATTATGGTTTGTTTTATCCAATTTTCTTTTTAACACATTTCTGCACTTTATACGGCGTTTTAACTTCCTGAATCTCACACCATGCAAGTGCGCCAGTTTCAATCCATTTCAAAAATCTTTCTTTGTAAGATCCTGAAATATATCCAAAACAATTAGCTGGATTAGCGTTCCCCGTCAACTGTTTTTTCAGTTTCTTGTCAAGTCGGTATGCGATATAATACTTTTCGCCGTTCACACCTTCATGCTCGTTTAACTGATATACATAACCTTTGCTAATACCATGATTAAAGCATGATTTCACGATAAAACACTGATTAGCTCTTAATGATCCAGGGCATTCAACGGCTTTATTTTCCGTTTTATATTCCACTGTCTCAATATTAGTATATACATATGCTTTACCATTTCCACCGATCATGCAACCGGCAGCGGAATCAATTTTATTCATGAACTTTTCAAACTGTTTTGCCAGTTTCAGAAGTTTTTCGGCTCTCTCATATCTATAACTGTTTTTGTCGTATTCCTTCAAGTCTTTTTCATAACTTTCTTTATCAAAGTATTTCATATCAGAAAACTTTGCGACTCCGTTACCTTTTGCGATGATAACCCCATCTTTTTCAACATGCCAGCTCATGCGTGGTGGGTTCGGCTGATATTCCGGGTAACGATCTGTTACTTTTATCTTTTCTGTCTGATTGCTGGCTTTCGCTCTCAGCTTTTCAATTTTCGCTTTTGCTGTCTGTTCTTCCGCTGCGGACGCTCCACGATCCTGTCTGACTTCTAAAAGTCTTTCAATCAGACTTCTTGTTTTCGCTGAAAGAATAACTTCTTCACTATTATAGATATGCTGAATGATTTCTTTACCGCTTTTATCATTCCAACGGCAATCAACAACTACCACAAAACCATCTTTTGTGGCAATTCCTTCCCACCATGCTGGACTCCAATAATCTGTCATCCAGTCACTTTCATCTTCATGAAAACCATACAGTTTCCAACCTCTTTTTACAAGCTCCATTGCAATTGCAACTTTCGCATCCTTAAATTCATAATAGTTGTTATTACTTGACATAATCAATACCTCCGTAATGTACTTTATAAGTTGTGTTTGTTTATATTTATAATATACATTATTATTGAATGATTGTCAAGTGTTTTTGTTAAATACATGAAGAAATACAATGTTGTAATTCTTCAAACTTGTTTTCTATGCTATCAACTTGATCCGCTGTTAATGTTCCGTCTTCGTCCTTATTCTCTAAAATATCAGCTATTTCCCAGATTGTAGAATTTGCTGTATATAATTCGTCATAACATACTGGATCAAGTTCTTCCACCCTTTTAGCAATATCATCTCCGCATTTATCCCGGATAATATCAACTAAATCTCTATGATTTCCAATTATTTCAATACTTCCATCTTTTAATGCTACTACGTCCATTTTTCCTTCCTTATAATTCTTTTTCAATCTCTTCTATGCATTCTTTTCTTGTGTTGTAATTACCGTATGTACTCTTTACTCTTAATGTATTATATCCAGTCAATAAATGATCCTGCACCTCATAATGGCTAAATTCACCGTTTAAAGTCACTTTACCAGGCAATACAACATGAATATAACCACGGCTGTTTACTTTCCAATAAAAGCCTCTGGAATGCTTGTAGAGTGTATTTAAAGCGATATCTTTTCGCCCTTCTTCAATCATTTCTTTTGTTTTGGCTGCTTCGCCAGTGTACGAAAACATAGCTCCCATATCTATCTCCTAAACATTTAATTTAATACCATTGTACCGTTTATAACGTTGTGTAAAATGACCGTTTGGTAATTGTTTACTTACACGTTTCATAACTCCATTTTCAAAATCTGGTGTTTTCACTTGTGTCCAGCCATCTTTTCTTCGTCTATCAAGATCTTCTAAATATTCTTGTTCGTTTTCGTACTCAACACAATCTTCCTCAAATGACATAACTTTACTGTTTAATAACTTCATAGCTTTTTACCTCCTAAATATAGAATAAGTGGTATATCCGTCCTTAAAACGATTATACCACGATTTCTATTATTGTCAATATCATTTATTTACGTTTGTTAATAACGCAAGCCTATTTTTACATATAGTTACAACATTTTCTTTTGAAACACATAAAGTGCTTCCAATTGCTGACAATGCAATAAATACAACCGGCATCCCGGAAGATACAAAAAATACACCTACGCCAATAACACCAATACCGCACAATTTCTGTTTAATGCCAGCAATAAGCAATTGTTTCTCTTTCTCTGACATCCGTTTACATTCTTCATATCCAATATTTTTCAATGTTCTTGTAATTTCTCTTGATGCTCCTAAATGCTGATTAGCAAGCTGCAATTCAATAGCAAATTCCATATTTCCAACACTAAAAAGATCCTTTGCTTCCTGGTATTCAATTTTTGCCATTCTTTCAAGTCTATCACGATCACGCAACATTTTCTCAATTTTCTTTGATGAAACTAACATTTTATTTACCTCCGATTATATATAATTGATTCCTGTCTCTGTTCTTTTTGTTGCTTTCTTATAAAGTGGCTTTACGCTTACAATATCAATTAAAGAATCCGGCTTCAATGCTCCAAATTCTTTATTATCCCAAACATATCGTTGAAATGTATATTCTTGCCCATTGGACTTAAAACGGGACTTAAACTCTACCACGTACCCAACATATTTATCAATATCCCTTAAAAATTCAGTATATGTCATAATATTGCCCTTTCTATAACATCAATCCAAATTTTTTATAACAGCTCATCAATAAAGCCAACTGCATGAACTGCTTTAAATTTCTGTCTGCTTTAAGATTTCGCCCGTCTTTAATAGCTCTATGAATTTCTACCATATTACCAGACATCAAGATATCAACCGAAAATTCATCTTTATATGAAATACGGTACTCGTCAACATTGCCAGTAAATAACACATTCCAGACGTTTCCGAAACAATCTGAAATTCTCCACAATTTTTGATTTTCGTGCGGTTTCTCCATCTCTTCAATTTTGTTTTTGCTCCATTTAACGGATTTTTCAAAACTCTCTTTTGTGGTTGTATTTTCAAACTTCAACATGATTTTCGCCCCCTATTTAAACAGTTTTCTTGCATCAAAAAAGATTGTTTTACCGTCTTTTGTCTCTCTTGTTGCACTCCAATGAAAAGCTGCACGCCCGATACCAGATAACCAGGTTTCACGAACCATATTATCAAGAACGTATTTTCTTGATACTTTCTTGTCGTTTTCATCTTCATACTGCATCACTTCAATAGCTTTTTCAATTTGTGGGATATCCTGGTCAAGATATCCGCACTTTTTGAAATAGTTCTTGTCTGATTCTGATAACTTCATGCTTTCGCCCTCTCTTTCTGTTTTGGCTGCCATTTTATCAATCAGCCATTCTACTGACATACCATTTTTAAGACTTGCCAGTTCGTCAAACTTCTGCACTGCGATTTCTAACGATTCTTTTTCGCTATATCCTTTTGCCTGGATCAATTTACCGGCTTTTAATACATTATTGTACGTTTTCCGCTTCATGCTCTTGAATCTCCTTTATTTCGCTTTTGAGTGCTTCAAAATCCGCATCTGTCAACCATTCCGGCTTCTCTTCTTCTGTAAATGAATCCATGATATTTTCCATTTCTTTGATAACGGTATCAATATCAGCCCAAAGGCTTGATGATCTGCATTTTCCGGCACAATTGATATAATATTTACAATCAAGCTGTAATCTGTTTAATAACATATATTCTCTTTCTTTTGGACTTCTCACAAAAGGATTTTCGCACTCTACCGGCTCTGTTACTCTGCTACAAGGTTCTCCGCAAATTTCGCCACAATCCATATAAGCACCCGTATAAAGGTCTAAACCGTTACGCCCGTTATTTTCATCAAAATAGATTTTACCGTTTTCGTCCTGATAACAAGGGACTTCCATATAACCACCGAAACCAATATATTCAACTTTCATTTGTGTATACCTCCGATATTTATTATAGTTTATTTAAAAGCACTATCCATAAACATTGTATCTAAATGATGTGCCAGAATATTAAAATCTTCCGACCTTTTCAACTTGTCAAATACACCTATTAAATACTCCGCTTCTTCTGTGATAGTTTCCGAATCGTCCGAAAAGTCTCGGTTGAATTCCATCAGTTTATCTGCCATTTCTTTTGATGTATGCTCAAAATCGCTGTCAATGTCTTCTGTGTTTTCTTCCTGGTCGATAACTTTTAAATCGCCTCTAACAGAATCATTATCATCACCGTATTTTTCAAGAATCTTGAAAATTGCCTCAATATCTTCTTTTAACAGTTCCGGCTCATAATATTCTTTATCGCCATCTGAATGCTGCAACATAATTCCGATCACTTTTGATTTTTCTACCATTTTCGTTTCCTCCGTAAATTATAAGTTGTGTTGTTTGTTGTTGATATTATAATACATTATTTTAGCTTGTTTGTCAATAGTATTTTGCATTTATTTTTGTTTGTTTATAAAAAAAGAAAATCCGACTTTTACGCCGGATCTCCCTTTTCTCTGCATTTACTTAATAATAACGTCATAACGTTCAATAATATCATCTATATAGCTTGTTGCCGGGTTATATACTAAATATGTTATAACTTCATCCCCAGGCTGCGCCCCTTCTACGCTTCTATAACTGATATAGTGATCTTCTGCTGATCCGTTCAATTCGTCATCTAATACAATGCCTTTTGTACGCTCAACGATAACTTTATCGCCATTCATACGATTTTCTAACATTTCGCCGGTCAACTCAGAAGTTGAAAACATTTCAAAATCTCCGTATTCTTCAATGATTTCTTTCTCTATTTCTTCGCATTTTAATATTGTTTCGTCTTTTACGGCTTCCGGCTGTTCTGCTTCCAGTTCTTCCGCTTCCAATACCTCAGAAAACGCCATATTTTCGTTTTTAACAGCTATTTTATTATTGCTTGATATTTTACCGCATCCCATCAATAAAACGCCTAAAATAGCCACACACAACGCCACAATAACAATATTATTCATTTTCTTCATGATATAATCCTCCCTATCTTCTATAATCTTTCTTTTTTAGTTCTTCCCACTGATTCATTCGGCGTTTAAAGTCGGCACATCGTTTTGCTGACTCTACACGCTCATTTTTTATATCTTTTCTGATTTTAATTTCATCACTGATCCCGAAAATTAAAGTAAACAATAAACCAAACATTTTTATTTCTCCTTTACAATGATTTCGCCATCTAATACAAATATTTTTGCATGATCCTTGAAAACACTGTAATTTCCAGGAAAAACAACCGCTTCATCGTCATTTATTGACTTTGTGCCGTTTGTGCTGATTTTTGCCCATACAAAAACCTCGTTGTTTTCGTCTATATCTTTCCAATAGTCTGCATCCTTGTATAGATCTAAAATTTCGATATCATCCCAAATATCACAATTTCCGGCAGCGTCTACGGTTGTTAGTTCCTTTGTTTCTGGATTATAATACCCGTTCATATAATATGTGCTAACTTCCCAGTTTTTCACTGTTTCCGGCTCTTTTACGGCTTCTGTTGCACTATTGCAAGCGGTTAAACTTGCAACAATGCTAAATACTGATAATATTGTCAAAATCTTCTTTTTCATGGTCAAAACCTCCATTTTTTATGCTGCAATCAGCATTTTAATCATATCAACAAGTTTTTCGTCTGTATATCCTTCTGTAAGCTCCTGAAGGATTTTAACGGTCTTTCTTGTTACCATTTCCCCGACTTCCTCCCGGTGGATCTCATGCACACTATAAACGCCCTCTGTACCAGTCGGTACACACTTGTTAATAATAAGTGTCGGCACGCTTCCGGCTTTCTTGAAATTTTCATATTTATCATAAAATTCAACGATTACATCATAAATAATTGAATCATCGCCAATTTTCACGATTTTCTTACATCTCTTTTCGCCCCAGATGCAAAAGAAGAACAAATCTAAAGAAAAGCCGTTTTTGCATTTTCCATTGAATTTTTCTAACTGATCTCTTGTTAATTTTGCCATTTCTAAAACCTCCATGATTTAAAGTTGTGTTTATTGTTATAAACATAATACATTATTTTTGATTGTTTGTCAATAGTGTTTTACATTTATTTTTGCTTGTTTATGAATCAAAATAACCAGACTCACGCAATAAATCAATATTTTCTTTCATTTTATCGCTAATATATAACACTTGTAGCTTTCCAGCGTTCACTTGCTCCAATGCTTGCATAAAATCATTATTCGCAAAAATGTTATTCGATAAAATTTCGTTTTTATCATTTACAACTATTGTATTACCGTTTTCGTCTGATTCTTCATAATTTGCATAATATGCGAAACCTGGCACGATCATAGCCAATTCAAAAACGTTTTCCCATTCATCAACGATTCCCGTATTATATCCCATAATTTTATTCATTGCATTTTCTCCTTTATTTACGCTTCTTTAAAATATTCTTTCAAATTTTCCATGACACACGGCACATCTATATAATTCCGGGTATTTTGTAAATTTGCTTTCTCTACATCTTTCAACCTTTTGACCGCAGCACGTACATTTAAAAATATATTTAACTTTTCTTGCTGCTGCTCTTTCTGTCTGAATCTTTTCTTTCTGTTCTTCACTGATTCCTTTTTCATCAGCACTATCACAACGTTTAATATTATAACCATAATATCTATTGACTTTTTCGGCTAACTGTTTCCATTCGCCGGTATGCTTCATACATCCTTTACAAGTATGCAAAAGCTCATGAATTATAGTGTTTTTCAATCCGTCAATGTCTGTATCTTCTCTAAGAAGAATTTGATTGACTTCAATAATATAATTGTTTCCAATCTTCCGGCATTGTCCCCAACGCTTTTTTGATCTTGTGTTTACGTCAATTTTAATGACGTTTCCACACTTGATCCCGATATTTTCAAGTTCTCTCATGCATTCAATAGCGATCACATTTACATCTCTCATTTTTCTTGATCCTCCGTATTTTTAAATTTAAAGTTGTGTTGTTTGTTGTTAATTGCATTATACTTTATTATTGTTTGTTTGTCAAGTATTATTTTAAAAATCTTTATTTTAATGTAATAAAAAAGAGAACCGCCGGAACGATCCTCTAATTTTCGACTTTTACGCAATTTTTGAAATTCCATTGATAATATTATCAAAATAAAACTTTTCGCCCGTTTCTACCTTCTCAAACTCTACACAAGACGCAAAACATCGAAAAGGTGTAAATATATCGCCGTGGTTCGTGTATAGGCTTCTGGATGTATTCCAGTCAATGCCTAAAACGCCATTTTTGCGATATACCCGGAAAACCTTGTTATAGTTCCCCGTTTTGATTTCTTTGTTGCTGCATCCGTATAAATGCACTTTTACAAGATCATTTTCTTTTAACATTGTCACGTCTCCCGTTATTGTTCTAATCTCATTTTCCATGTTATCCACTTCTTTTTTATAATTTTTCATCGTGTCGCATGGGTTCATATATTTTTCAAGCGTTCCGGCGTATATTGCTATATCGTCCGTACCAGGATCAATAATAGTCAATCTTTCAATTTCATCGTGTGCCATATGCCCTTTAATAACATTTTTTACTACCATGTTATTTCCTCCCTTGAATGGCTTTATATGCCATTTTAAAAGCTAATTTCTGAGGTAAAAACTTTTTATATTTCAAATAGATTTCGTTAAATTCCTGATACATTGCACGCCCTCCAATTTATAGGGGCTTACCATTTATGGTTTGCCCCATTTATTATGGTTTGTTTTTACTAAATGAAAAACATTTCGCCGTTAATCTCTAACGCTATAGCGTCTTGCGTCATTTCTTTTTTAAGATCCTCGCATAAATCAATTACTTGATCCAGCTTGTTTCTTAAATCTTTTTCACTTGCATAAGCGAAAACCATTGTTGTTTTCTCTTTTACAAGTCCGGCTGTTGGGCTTGTCCAGTAACCCAGGGCATCTGTTGAGGTTGCGCCACCGAAACAATCAGAAAGAAGTGTTGCAGCTCTATCAACAAATTTCTTGTTGTCGATTTCCTTGTCGATATCAACCGTTGCCGGTACATAAACTGTTACCTTGCTACTTAAAGAAAATACATTTTTTAATCTTGCGTTCATCATGATTTTTACCTCCGATAATTTAAAGTTGTGTGTTGTTTGTTTATGTTTGTATTATACATTTATTGTTGCTTGTTGTCAATACCTTTTTGAAAATTCTTTTAAAAATTTTTCTTTCCCAACTTTCAAGCTATTTTATAGTGTGCCGGGATTGCTCCCGGCTTTATGTTTCTATGCGATTCTGTCAGCATGTCTTTTTTCTATTTCTTCTGATCCGTAAAGGTTGCGCAATTCGTCCATGCTTAAAGCCCTTTTAGATTTTTTATAGTATCTTTCGCCAGCGTGCCAGCTCCACGCTTTTTTCTTTCCACAATATTTGAAACCGGCAGCCTTTAAAAGTTCTTTTACATTGTATGTATTGCCAGTAACCCAGATCCAACAACCTATAATTTCAATTTTAACATCTTCTAAGTTGATGATCTTGTTTAATGCATCACGGAAAAGCTCGTCTTTTTCCTGGTCATATTTCCAAGCGTTTTCGTTTTCATCTGCATTTTTTAAGTTGTTCAATGCTGTTTCATATTCTACATTGATAACTTTTATAGCATCCTCAGAACCGCCGTTATCTGGATGATTTTCTTTTACAAGTCTTTTATATTCTTTTCTCAGTTCCTCTAATGTTTCGCAATTTGTAAAGTATTTCATGTCGTTACCTCCGTTTATTTTTCTAAGTTGTGTTTGTTGTTTGTACTTGTATATTATCATGCAATAATAAAGTTGTCAAGTCTTTTTATAAATATTTTTTATTTTTGTTTGATTGTGGTTTTAAAATAAAAAAATCCAGGCTTTTTACTGCCTGGACTCTTTACGCTTTTTATTTCATAAAACCGTTTATAACTGACTCTACAAAAGCCGGATCATCATATCTATAAACAACTATGATATCAGCATCTTTTTCTTTAGTTCCAAATCTAACAATCTTTATTCTATCCATATCATGATCTTCTTTATCTTCTATCAGCATTATTCTATTGTATTTAGTATCAACAAAATAAGTTCTGATATATCTCTCTGTCTCTCTCACTGTATAACCTTTATTATTTTTCCACTGCATCATTTTTAATACCTCCGTGTATTTTAAGTTGTGTTTGTTTGTAATTGAATGATAACACCTGTTTTTTATTTTGTCAAGTGCTATCATTTATTTTTGTTTGTTTATCGTACAAATCTAATACAAAAATAGTTGTGATATCTTTCTTTATATTCTGCCTCGTCTGTCTCTTCGTTGTATTTTGTGGCGCATGGTACTTCTTCATACTCAAAGAAATAACCGCCGTCACTATTCGCAGCTTTTACAAAAGGTGTATTGTATTCATCAATTCCCCATTCTAAAAAGCTCAATAATGCTTTTGCTTCTTCCTTGTCATATTTTTCAATAGCTCTCGCTGCATCTTTGACAACACCACGCTCTGTTTTATTGGTTGTGTAACCATCAACTGTTATTGTGTTTTCTCTCACGATTGCATCAACGTATGCTAACATTTTTTCTTCCTCCGTTTTGCTGTGTCTGTTTGTTTGTTGTGATTGTATATTATCACGCAATAATAAATGTGTCAAGTGTTTTTTAAAAGTTTTTTCGTATGGTCTGGATCGTGTGAGGTTGTAGCGTGTAGAGTTTACCGCCACCATACCAGTATACATATACACTATATCTATATACTATATCTAGTACATGTATACAAGATATATAG